ATGACTGATGAGCAGCGGGCGCTGCTAAACCACGTGCAAGACTTGGACCGTAAATTGTCCAATGCGCAATTTAATATGGACCAGCTTGCCATTGGCAGAGAAGCGTTTGTGAATCGACTCGCAGGTTCATTGGAGTCTGAAGAAGTCGTTGTGGAGTAATGAAGTATGAGTCGCACCGTTCAAGACGCTCATCGTCGTATAGATGAGATTGAACCACGCGTAACAAGATTGGAGACCGAGGTGCATATCCAGTTTAAGGAAGTGTTCACTCGGATCAAGCGCTTGGAAGCTATCTTGATCGGTGCGGCTGGTACTATCATTGCAATGCTGTTCGCCATCCTGACAAAGATGGGGTAACCACTACACACTCTTTGTTACAAAATAATACCTGTACACATAATAACAACTTATGGTATAAGCTAGATACACGCTTCGCGCTGCGACAATCCATTATTTGAGGGTCTTTGGATGATCGCAGAGCTTGCCGCGTTCAACGCGGGATTCGCCGTAGTTAAACAGTTCGTCGCCAATGGGCGTGACCTGTCTGATGCTATGGGCGCTATTGGGCAGATGGTCGGTGCCAAAGAAGACCTGAAAGCTCGTGGCGAGAAGAAAAAGAAAAGCGTTCTCTCCATCCTCGGCGGCAAAACCGAAAACGACTTTGAAGAGTTCATGGCGCTTGAGAAAATCAAGCAAATTGAAAAAGACCTCACCTCCATGATGAAGCTCTACGGACGCCCCGGACTGCATGACGACTGGATTCGTTATCAGGCCGAAGCGCGTAAAAAACGTAGACAACAAGCTCTCGACGACAAGAAACGTAAAGAAAAGATGTGGGAGTACATCGGATGGGGGATCGCTGTTTTCCTATTTGTTGTCGGGCTAGCAGGCATCGTGGTATGGGCTAAGTTTTTACGGGATGGTGCGTTATGGTAAAGAAGTTCCAGAAACAATCTGAATACGAAGAGTACGATCTTGACGGGGATGGTACAATTACTGACGAAGAGCTAGAAGCTGCTAAAGAAATTAAACAGGAAGAAGCCGAATTGCGTAAGATGCGGGCACAGCGTCGGATGGCAGTAGCCTCACTTGCTGCTATGGGAGCCTTTACGTTCGCTATGTTCTTTGTGCCGATTGAACGCGTAGAAGCCCTTTCTGGTATCTCGGACTTATTCTTTTTGTCGGCGGCTGGAATAGTCGGGGCTTATATGGGGATGACGGCATGGATGTCAAAAAAGTAACGGAAATCTCAGAAAAATGGACTTCGGCAGGTGCTGCCTGCCTTCTTACGATGGTGCAGGGTAACGTGTTTGCGTTAAACCCATCTCACTGGATTACTGCGACTAAAACAGCTACAGGGGCTACCATCATTTATCTGGTTTGTTTGTACCTACCAAAAGTCGGAGATTGGCTAAAAACACGGCTTGGTGGGGCGGTGCTAATAGGTCTTGCTACTTTCTTTGCCGATTTGGGTATGCACCCAACGCATTTTGGTTACTGGTGGACTGAAGCATTGGTTACGGCGTTAGGAGCTACGGCGGTATCGTTTGTACTGCACAAGCAGTTAGTTAAGTAATCTTTGCAAATCATGCAGTAATCTATTAAGGTGAGGTAGGTAGTATTATGTGGAGGTTCTAATGCTACAAGCACTCATTGGTCCCGTGTCTGGTCTACTGGACAAGTTCATCGAGGACAAAGATCAAAAAGCTGCGTTGGCGCATGAGATTGCGACGATGGCAGAAAAACATGCCCATGAAGCAAACATGGGGCAGTTAGATATAAACAAAATGGAAGCTCAGCACCGATCTATTTTTGTGGCGGGTTGGCGACCATTCTTGGGTTGGGGCCTTTCGTTTGCCATGATATGGCACTTTGTCCTTGTCCCAATGATTACGTTTGGGTTCGCGTATGCAGGGGTTGTACCCCCAGAACTACCCGCGTTTGACATGGAAAGCCTAATGACTGTACTGCTTGGTATGCTTGGGTTGGGTGGACTCAGAACGTTTGAGAAAGCGAAAGGGCTGACCAAATGAGTTTTAAGTTATCACAGCGTAGTCGAGATAAACTCGAAGGCGTAGATGTCGGGCTTATTGCCGTTGTCGATTACGCTATTGCCGTTACTAAGATTGATTTTGGTGTAATCTGCGGTCTGCGAACCATCGAAGAACAGCGGGAACTTGTAGCGAAAGGCGCAAGTAAAACAATGAAATCTAAGCATCTTAACGGTCATGCCGTGGACCTTATGGCCTATATTGGACCGCGTGGTTCGTGGGAACTCAACATTTATGATGAAATAGCCGACGCCATGAAAGAAGGCGCACAGGCTGCTGGTGTAGGTGTTCGCTGGGGTGCCGCATGGCATATCCCTGACATCCGTGATTGGGATGGTACGATGGAAGATGCGATGAACGCCTACGTTGATTTACGGCGTTCACAGGGTAAAAGGCCCTTTATTGACGCCCCACACTTTGAATTGGCGGGGTAGCGATGCGTAAAACAGTACAGGCACGTGATGTAGAAGGTGGCACAGAGCCTACGCACACACTAGAAGTTGTTTGTGCAAATTGTGGATATGACCTCGACGAGGCCGAATTGGAAGCAGACACTTGCTCGGATTGTGGTCAGGCGCTAAATTTGAAAGAAAGCGTATCTATTCAAGTTACCACTCTTCCACCAGTGTTTGGTGAAACTATGTAGGTGGATCATGGCTCTAAAGAAGTTACTATTCAAACCCGGAATCAACCGCGAAGTAACACGTTACACCAACGAGGGTGGTTGGTACGAGTGCGATAAAGTACGCTTTAGGCAAGGATTCCCAGAAAAGATCGGTGGTTGGTCTCAAATCTCTGGTACCACCTTTCTTGGCACCTGCCGTTCGCTGTGGAATTGGGTAACACTTGGCAGTATCAATCTGATTGGTGTGGGTACACACCTCAAGTTTTACCTAGAGCAAGGTGGCGGGTATAACGACATTACGCCGATACGAACTACCACCGTGATGTGACATTTGCCGCTACAAATGGCTCTGCAACGCTAACCGTTACTGACACAGGACACGGTGCACGAGAGAATGACTTTGTTACCTTCAGTGGTGCGGTAACACTTGGCGGTAACATTACTGCTGATGTACTGAACCAAGAGTATCAAATCGTCACCGTACCCGATGCCGATACTTACACTATCACAGCAACTGCTACAGCCAACGCCTCAGACACAGGTAATGGTGGTTCCGCTGTTGTTGGAGCGTACCAAATCCGTACTGGTGAGCCGTATGAAGTCCCTCTATCTGGTTGGGGCGGCGGCACATGGGGCGCTGGTGTATGGGGTACAGGTGGTGTTTCCACCGAAGCTATCCGTCTTTGGAGCCAGTCGAACTTCGGCGAAGACCTTGTGTTTGGTCCTCGCGGGGGTGATATTTTCTACTGGGATGCCACAAACGGTGTTAGCACACGAGGTGTTTACCTAAACACGTTATCAGGCGCTTCTGACGTACCTGAATCGCAAAACGTAATACTCGTTTCTGACATCAACCGTTTTGTATTCTGTATGGGTACAAACGATGTGGGCACCGCTACGGTAGACCCGATGCTTATTCGCTGGTCGGATCAGGAAGACCCTGCCAACTGGACGCCAGCTTCAACGAACCAAGCGGGGTCCTTGAGACTGTCACGGGGCACCGAGATAGTTGCGGCTAAACAAGCACGTCAAGAGGTCCTCGTTTGGACCAACTCTTCCTTGTACTCATTGCAGTATCAGGGCGCACCTGCCGTCTGGGGTGCGCAGTTGGTCGGCGATAACATTTCTATCGCATCCATGAACTCCGTGGCGTTTGCTAGTGGTATCGCGTTCTGGATGGGTAAAGACAAGTTCTATATGTACGATGGACGCAGTCAGCCGCTACAGTGCGACGTGCGTCGGTATGTATTTGGGGACTTCAACCCGTTGCAGTATGACCAAGTATTTGCGGGTACTAACGAAGCGTTCCACGAAGTTTGGTGGTTCTATTGCTCGTCTGATAGCCAGAATGTGGACCGTTATGTGGTGTTTAATTACCTCGAACAGACGTGGTATTACGGCACTATGGGGCGCACCGCGTGGCTTGATTCTGGCTTACGTGAGTACCCACTGGCTGCAACTTATAGCCACAACCTCGTTAATCACGAGCAAGGCACCGACGATAACGAGACAGGCACTCCTGCGGCGATCACTGCAACTATAACATCTGGTCAATTTGACCTAGATGATGGTGACCGTTTTGCCTTTATCTGGCGTATTATGCCAGACGTAACCTTTGACGGGTCTACGGCGGCTAGCCCCGCTGCGACCATGACGCTGCTCCCCCTTGCAAACTCAGGGTCAGGGTACAACAGCCCGTACTCAGAGGGGGGTAGTGCCGTAGGCACCGTCACCCGTACCGCTACAGTGCCGATTGAGCAGTTTACGGGGCAGGTTAATACACGTGTTCGAGGCCGACAAATCTCCCTAAAGATGGAGTCTACTGACCTTGGTGTTAAGTGGCAGTTAGGTTCTCCACGAGTTGATATGCGCCCTGATGGGAGGCGCTAATGGCTAACGAGATTGAGAGAGCAGAGCCGCCTGCTCTGCCACTGGCCCCTGAAGAATACAGACGCCCGTTTATGGACCAGAACAGTAACGTCCTGCGTCTGTTCTTCAATCGTATCGTGAACTCTCTCAATACGCTGTTTAGCACTGACGATGGTGGCAGATTTTTGTATATGCCACGGGGGTCTTTTTATAGCACTGCTGACCAAACGGCGGCAATGGCAAATACGGGGTACGCGGTTACGTTTAATTCTACGCACCACACGGATAGCATAACTCTATCAAACAACAGCAGGATAAATGTTACCTACGCAGGTACATATCAGTTCTCTATAACGCTTCAGATAGAGCATAATAATTCTAGTGAGGCTACGGTAACTGTTTGGGAGAAGCGAAATGGAACTACCGATACATCCTACTCAGGACATCTATTTGATGTAAAAGGTAACGATTACTATGTTGTTAACTGGGTTTTTACACGCGCTTTAGAAGCAAACGATTATATTGAAATCTACTGGGCCACTACTGATACGCAGTTAAACTTACACGCAGAAGCTGCATCAGCCCCTCACCCCGGCGTCGCATCAGCTACGGTTGATGTAACATTCGGGACTAACTCATAGTAATATGTAGGGCCTGCCATCAGCCGTCGTTGCTGTATCATTTGTTAGCAACTTATAGTGTGTGGTTGCCTCCAGTGAGGAGATGTCTATACTGAATCCACCCTAACTATAGGAGCGACAAAATGGCATTTGATTTTCTTGAACTGTTCAACGCAATAGGCGCTGCACAGAAGGTGGTGACGAAAGACTTCATCCCCGCCGAATCCATGGACACCCCCGTAACCGAAGACGCAACAGGGCTAGACAGCCTTGATGTGACGCTAACTTTCTTTGTTCTTGGCGAAGCCTACGGCATCCCCGAAGACGAGGAACTTAACGAACAATGGCCCTACGAGAGTGTGCAGTTGTTGAAAGAGTTCATTGACGAACATAAAACGAAAAACCCCGAAGACGAGTTTAACTCGATTAAAGCACTCGTTAAGGAGTTAGCATGATTTACATGACGCAATGCAGGACTGCCTGCACGACTGACCGTACCCTGATTGACGACATACCCTACCCTCAACACGCCCATATCCTGCCGAAAACGTTTCGTAGAGCCAAATCTGGCCTGAAATACCCTCCTCACGTACTGATCGAAAGCCTGATTGACGAAGAGTTAATCAACTACGTGGTCAGTAACCCTGTAGCGGGCAAAACTGGTTTCATCTTTGCGGCGGGTAACCAAGGCTGGATGGGCACTAACGGGCGGTACGACAAAAACCCCGATGCACAGCTTCACTACAAGGTGAAGATTCCGTTTATTGTACTGACCAATATCTATGCAGGGCGTATAGCCAGCATGTTTGCTGTACATGACCATGTGTCAACAGATGCTAGCGCCTGCTCTTCTAGCTTACACGTACTCATGAATATGCAGAATCTGATGAACAACTATGGGTTTGATCGGGTTATTGTGTTTAGTGGCGAAGATAGTGTAAACAACTTAGTATTAGAGTTCTTCGGCGAAGCAGGTGCAAGCCTACAATACAAGGACGAGGGTGAACGCCAACCCTCTGCGTTTGACGACCACAACCAAGGCTTCAACATTGGGCAAGGTGCGGTAGTCGCAATCTTTGAGAAAGAGCACGCAGGTATGGCTGATCCCATGGCAAAATTTGTAGGCGCATACAGTTCCGCAGAAGACAATACCAACCCGCTAGGGCAACGAGATGATGGGTCGGGCTTTAGTAAAGCTATCGAGGGCGCATTATTTGTAGCCAAAGCACATAAAAATGATGTAAGGTTGGTTAAAACGCATGGAACTGGCACGCCAGTCAACAATGCTGCGGAAAAATCGGCACTCCTACGTTCTCTTAACGAGTTTGTGGCAACGTCTTACAAACCACGTATTGGACACACCATGGGTGCTAGCGGACTATTGGAGACTGGTTTGTTGCTACGCGACTTACAGAACGGCTATGTGCCGAAAATCCTAAACAGAACTCAGGATGATCCTGTGTTCTTATCCTCTGACGCCCCCGTTCCCGAGGGCCTTATGCTTAGTCTTGCCGCTGGCATGGGCAACATCTACTCGGCAGCGTTGTTTTCACGGGAGGTGTAAGATGCAATTAGTGAATAGCAAAGAACGGCTATTAAAAGGACCTGAAATTGTAGCGATGTCTGCAATGGAGGCCACTGGACTTAAATACCCCAAAGAAGTGCTTTTGGGAGCGGTTGCAGCAGAATTTACACTGCCACGAACGGATTTAGTACAGATCGGAAACACTGTGTTTGTGGGTCATACGGGTAAAGGCAAGAACAAAAAGAAGATGGTGGGCCGTGCGTTCAATGTCGATACGGGTAGGAACTTCATTATCAATGGGTTCAAATACTTCACATATCTACAAAAGAACGGCATAACTCACTATTCGACAACGTTCGACGGACCTGTTTTCTTAAACGGGTTTAAGCTCTTTAAACGCCGTGCTGACCAACAAGATACGGAGATTGCGATTGGTAAGTACCGAAATAGCGATACGTATGTGGTGTTTATGAGGCTAGGAAAAGAGCCACTAATGCGAGGGTTGTAAATTGAGCTTTATCGTTGACGCCATTTCAGACGTAATTGACTGGGTCGCTGGTGCCATTGAAGACGTTGTTGAGTTTGTCTTTGATGAAGTCATTGAGCCTGTTGTTTCGTTTGTTGGTGATACGGTACAAGCCCTTTTAGACAATCCACTGGAAACAATCGCAAAGGTGGTGGCTATAGCGACGGGTAACGCGTGGGCCATACCACTCATTGATGGAGCTTCTGTAGCTGCAAATGGTGGCGATCTTGGTGACGTGCTTGAGAGCGTTGCTATATCCTATGTTTCGCAAGCCATTGGCGGTGAAATTGCACAGCACACTGCTCCGTTCGTTGACGAAGTTATCGGTGACTCACTCAGCGCAGGTCTAAAAGAAGTTGCTGTCGCATCTATCACTCAAGGCACCGTTGCTGCTACCTCTGCCATCCTTTATGGAGAAGACCCGTTAGAAGCGTTTGCCCGAGGTGGTATCACCGCTGCGGTTTCCGCAGGTATGGGTAAAATCGCTGAGCAAATAGGTTTTGAGGTAGAAGTCACTGACCCTGATACGGGGCAGACGACTACACGAGCACTTCCAAACGTCGTTAAAAACGTTGTTAGTGCTGCACTTGCCGCTGAATTAACGGGCGGTGAAATCACTGACGAGCTTATAGCAAACGCCGTTACGCGTGGTTTGATTACCACGGACCTTGTTAAAAAGTACGTCGCAGACAACCCGAACATTGGAGATCGTGAACTTACCTACATGACCGCTGCGTTTCAACGCACAGCGGCTGTCGCCCTATCTGGTGGTACTGGAGAACAGGCAGCGGCACAAATCATGGGCGTTATCTCTGCCTATGGTATGGAAGAACTGCACGATGAGATTCGTGACTCAGGTGTTGGGGACTTTATCGGCGATACCCTCGACAAAATATCTGGTGATTACCAGCGCGTAGAAGAACTAACCGCGTTAATGGACGAGATAGGCCCAAGACTCCAAACAAACTACGCCGAATACGAAGAAAAGTACAACACACTGCAAGCGTTGTGGGGCATTATCACGGGTAATCGTGAACAGATTATGATGCTTGAAGCTGATGCAGCGGAGCCGGGGCTGGACGCCAACAATATATTTGCACGACAAATTGCAGAATTAGAAGCTGAGCTTGAAACAGCCGTCGTAGAATACAACCGCTTAATCGAAGAAGAAGGCTACCTCGACCGAATTAACGAACTTGTACCCCTAATCGAGGCTGATAACGAAGCGTTGCAAGGGTACCAAGACGATCTCATCGAAGCACAGAATGATCTACAACGTAGTGCTGACCGCTTAGACGGTGAGCTAACGTCTGTATACAGCGCAACAGATGAGTACCTAGTTAACGCTATGGACCCCGGCTTTAACGCCGACGAATACCGAGAACTTAACAACCTACCTGATGATGTAGATGCTTATGCACACTTCTTATCCGAAGGACAGCATAACGGGGCGTATACTAGCTGGAATCAATACGACATCGCGTTAGACAACGCACGTGATCTTGCAATGAACGAGATCATGTTTGGCGGCTTTGGTATTGGTGAAAACTCTGCCGTATGGAACCTTACAGACGCTGACCGCCAAGCCTTACAAACCATACTAAGAGAGAACGGATACGACTCCCCTCAAGCCTTAAATGAACTTTTAACAGCGCCGGGCGAAGTCCGAGAAGCTGTGTTTAATCAATGGGTTGAAGCCATTGGGTCAAACCAAAACCGTTTGTTCAGCACTGGCGATACGTTACGGCAAGCCGACATAGACTATCTTGCGGCACAAGGATACGACATGCGAGGTGTCGCGGTAGGCACTCCAATGTCTGCTGAAGAGGCGATTGCGCTAGATGCTGGTTTCCGTCAACAAAGTGGAGACTCAGAAAGTGGTGGCGGTGGGTTTGGATTTTCTGAAGGTGTCACTGCTGAAGACGTTATAAATGGTACAGCTATCCTTCGTACGGGAGACGACGGGTCCATGCAATGGACAGTGCTACCGGGCGTAACACGTTGGGACCCTCAACATGGCTGGATTACACAGCAGATTTTTTACGATGAAGCTGGAAATAAACGGCAGTGGCAGTATGTAGACCAAGACGGTAACTTTGTCCCCGGCACTATGGGGCTTGTTATCTATGGTGGCGTGCAAGATGTTGATGACCGCGAACAAGCAGGTTTAGCGCTTAACGCCGCAAGCAGTGGTATGTCTTGGGGTGATATTCAAGAAGGTCTTGGATGGTCTGACACCTTAATTGACATGGCGCAAAACGTCATGGATTGGGCAAACGAAAACGACACCGATGTGTTCGGGTTGTTTGATGCTCAAAACTTCCTTGCCAACGCTATGAAAGCTGGTGGTGGCATCCTCGAAGCGTTTAACGGCATGTCCACCTTGTTTGGTATCGCACCAGACAGCACAGCACTTGGTAAGTTTGCGGAGCAACTACAGAACATTGGTGCAGCGGGCAACACCGAAGAGTACCAAGCCGAGCTTGCCAAACTGCAAGAAATGATGAGCGCCGAAACTGATCTTCCAGAAGATGCGGCGTGGTATGAAAGAGCGTTTGCTAGAGTCGCTACGATTGCTGGCGCAGCCGCTGAGCACCCCAGTGCGTTTATTTCTGAATATATTGGCGTTGAAGCCTTGCAGGAGCTTGTACCTCTTGCAGTCGGTGGTGTTGCCACACTGGGTGCGAAAGGCGCGGCAATGGCTATGGGTCGTACGCTGTCCACTCGTATGGCGGCTGGCACAGGTCTAAGTGCCGCAGCAGTCACAGACATCGCCGAAAGCTATGGTGGCACAGCGGGAGAGACGTACGACCGTGCACTAACAGTCGCCTTAGACTCAATTAACCCTGCTACGGGTCAGATTTATACGCAGGAAGAAGCTGAAGAATACGCAATGACACTCGCCGTACAGACGGGTGCAGTAGCCGCAACAATGACCGCCGCTACAATGGGTATCGGTGGCATGGCGTTGGAGAAAGCGCTGCTTGGTGACAAAGCCGCAACTGGGTTTGTCGGAGCAGGTATAGACGAGCTTGCAAGCCGTATCGCTAATGGCGGTACGATTATGATTAAAGAGGGCCTTACTGAGGGTCTCGAAGAAGGTCTTGCTACCGCGTTCCGTGAAGGGCATTTATCACAAATTAACCCTGATATTGACGTAGCCGACGAGGTTGCAGGTGCGGCCTTCATGGGCTTTATTGTTGGTGGCCCAGTTTCTGGTGGTGCGTATGGCGTAAGCCAAGTCGGAGATGCTTACTCTAACTTTATCTCTGCGATTGACCCTGACGTGCGGTCAGCCATCGAGAACGGTAACACTGTAGCTGCTAACGAAGCACTGGATAATCTAGGTGTTACCGACCCAGTCGTACGTAATAACGTACTCAGTCAGGTTGCACCCGATCAGTTCGTCAACACAGCGCAAGCCACTACGTCATTCCTTAACGCAAACCCTGATTACACTGCAACGGAAGCAGAGATTAACTCGTTTGTACAAGCGGGCAGCTACGAAGATATTAACGAACAGATTGATCGCTACGTCGATGATCGTTACGTGGACGTGCAGGAAGTTATTGATGCCGCCGCTGCCGAAGGCGTTACGCTCACTGAAGAACAAGCTCAACAGTACGTTGGTCAAGGCCCCGCAGGTCATGAAGACGCGGTACTGTCTAACCTTCGCACCGAACTTGGCCCTGAGTACACTACTTTTGGCGAGGCTAAGAAGTTCTTTGAAGACCTTGGATTCAACCCCACAGACGCACAAGTGCAGGGCTTTGTTGGTCGTATCGCCGAAAGCACACAACAGCAGGCTATTGCTGAGTATGTAGACCCACGACAAATTACGGAAGAAGAAGCCCGCGCTGCGTTTGAGGCTCAAGGGTTTGACCCCTCTGCGGATGACATTGCGGCGTTTGTTGGTCAAGGCAACGCTAATTTTGAATCTAACGCCGACTTTGAAGGGTATGTAGACCCCCGTCAGGTTACCGAAGCGGAAGCCCGTGCGTTCTTTAACGACTTAGGGTATGAGGCTACTGATGCGCAAATTGCCGCGTTTGTTGGTCAAGGCGGGGCAAACTTTGAAAGTAATACAGGCACTAACGTCTCTAGTTACGTTGACCCCCGTCAGGTTACTGAAGCGGAAGCTCGCGCTGCGTTTGAAGCACAGGGCTACACCCCGACTAACGAAGAGGTTGCGCAATATGTTGCGCAAAGCGCCGATAACAATCTTCAGGCTTCTACAGAGACCGACATCACTAGCTTTGCTGACCCTCGTGCAACTACAGAGGCCGAAGTTCGTGCCATGTTTGAGGCAGAGGGGTACACACCCACCGATGCCGAAGTCCAAGCCCGTATGGGTCAGGGCGGTGCAGACTTTGAGTCTACGTCCGATGAGCAGATCAGCAATTATGTAGACCCACGTCAGGTTACTGAGGCAGAGGCACGTCAGTTCTTCGCCGATATGGGTTACGATCCTACAGATGCGGAAGTCGAAGCGTACATGGGGCAAGGCGGCTCAAACTTTGAGTCGAACAAAGAGACTGCGGTTGGTGCGTATGTTGATCCACGCCAGACTACGGCAGAAGAAGTTAGGGCGGCGTTTGAAGCGGCGGGCTACGAAGCGACTGAAGACCAGATTAACCAGTTCGTCGGACAGCTAAACCAAGCACAGCAAGAAGCTGCGGTCGGCGAATACATTGATCCACGTCAGGTAACAGAGAATGAAGCACGTCAGTTCTTCTCAGACCTTGGCTATGACGCCACGGCTGATGAGATTGCTGCGCAAGTTGGTCAAAGCCTTGAGGAAACGTATCAAGCCACGACCGAGACAGGTGTCGGCAGCTACGTAAACCCACGTCAGGTAACAACTGATGAGGCGAGGGCTTTCTTTGAGAGCTTGGGCTACGAGGCCAATAACGCAGAGATTGCGTCGTTTGTTGGTCAGGGCGGTGACACGTTTGCTGCCGATCAACAGGCCGCAGTGGGTACTTACGTAGACCCACGTCAGATGACTGAAGCTGAAGTCCGCGAGATGTTTGCGGCTCAAGGCTACGAACCTACTGACGAAGAGGTGGCAGGCTACGTTGGTCAGGGCAACAGAAACTTCGACACAAATCAAAGCAACGCGGTCACTGCGTTTGCTGACCCACGTGCAACCACTGAAGCTGAAGTTAGAGCACAGTTCGAGGCCGCAGGCTACGATCCTAGCGACGAAGAAATCGCGGCCCGTGTCGGTCAAGGCAATGCAACCTTTGAGTCTGGCACCAATACTGAGGTCGCAGGCTACTCCGATGTGCGTGTTGTCACCGAAGCAGAAGCACAGCAGTTCTTCGATAACCTTGGCTACGAAGCTACAGACGACGAGATCGCTGACTTTATCGGTCAGGTCGAAGATCGTAGCAATGCACAGTACCAGTCACAGCAACAGAACCTTGTTGGTCAGTATGTAGACCCACGTCAGGTCACGTTTGACGAGCTACAAGCCATTGCAAGTCAGGAAAACCTTACCCTTACTGAGGCACTTGCCGAAGCGTATGTGGGTCAAGGTGACGAGAACTTTGAGTCAACCAATTTTGCCGATGCTCGTAGCGAATACGATACCTTGGCTACCACCACGGACGAAGCACGGCAGTTCTTTGGTGATCTAGGCTACACCTTTACCGACGAAGAAGTCGCTCAGTTTGCTAACGACAGCATGACTGAGGCAGACCAGCAAACGGCACTAGGTGCCTATGTAGACCCACGTCAATTTACTTTCGAGGAAGCTCGTCAGTACATGATTGACCAAGGCTACACTGATCCTACAGACGAAGAAGTTAACAGGTTTGTGGGTCAAGGTGACGACGCATTCCAAGCTACCAACCAAGACGCTGCGTTTGCGTACGTCGATGAATTTACTGTCACGGCTGACGAAGTACGTGATATGTACGCTGAGTTGGGTCTGGTACGGCCTACGGATGACGATATTGCACGGTTTGTAGGTCAGTACGAAGAATCCACCCTGCGTGGACAGCTTGAAGAATACCTACCCGTTGCAACGTCTAACTCAATCAACGGCATTGTTGAGGGTCTGGAAGACCAAATCGGTCAGATTGCTGACGGTGACCAGCCTGCTACGGGTCTGTATGCGTACATTGATAACGCCATTCAGGACCTGATAGATGCAGGAATCGACGCTGACGAAGTTACACAGATTATTAACGACGTTGTTGGTACACCTGCTACTGGCGATTCTGACGCGACTGGTATCTATGCAGCACTCGAAGGTGTGGTTGACGATGTCGAATCACTTATCGGTCAGCCTGCCACAGAAGATAGCGAAGCTACGGGTATCTATGAGGCGATTGACGACGCGGTTGCGGGAGTCAGTGAAGAAGTAGCTGACGTTGCCGAAGACGTTGCCGACCTATCTGATGTTATCGGTACTCCTGCGGTCGAAGACGACCTTGCTACTGAAGATGTAGACGAGTCCCAAGAAGCCACGGGTATCTTTGCTGAAATCGACGCACTGGTCGAGGCAGGTGCAACACGCGATGAAGCTATCGCTGCGCTCGCAGGCCAGATTGGTACAACATACGATAACTTGATAGCAGCCCTTGGCGAAGTTGAAACCAACATCGCCGAAGACATTGAGGGCGTACAAGAAGATATAGCTGACGTTGCGGGTATCCTTGGTACTCCTGCGGTTGAAGATGACCCGAATACTACAGATGTAGATGAATCTCAGGACCCAACAGGTCTGTTCGCTACGATTGCTGAGTACGAAGCACAGGGTCTAGCACGTGATGAAGCCACTCAACAGGCTATCAGCGACCTATCTAACGAGCTTGGGCTAACTGAAGACCGCATCCTCGAAGAGTTCGGTCTTACCGAAGACCGTATTATCCAGCGTATTGACGATGCTGAGACTGCGCTTAGCGAAGACATCGCAGGTGTACAAGAAGACGTTGATATTCTTGAGGGCGTCATTGGTTTGCCCGGTCTGGAAGATGACCCGAACACGCCTGATATTGATGAGAGCCGTGCAGCGACAGGTATCTTTGAGACCATCGCCCAGTACGAAGCGGCTGGCATTGCACGTGATGAAGCCACACAGCGAGCGGTATCTGACCTATCTACTGAGTTAGGTATCACTGAAGAAAACTTACTCAACCGTATTACTGAAGCTGAAACCACACTAACTGACGATATTAACGCCATTAGTGAACTGATTGGTAAGCCTGCTACTGAGGTTACACAGACTGACATCGACTTTGTTGTAGATGTTATCGCTGGTAATCAAGTTATGGCAGAAAACCAGCTTGCGCAGTACGATGTGACTGGTGATGGTCAGATCACACTAGAAGATCAACAGCTACTAGAACAGCTATTGGCTGGTGAAAACGTATTCGGTCAGGTTGCCGATACGTCTATCTACGCACCGACAGGTATTTACGGTACGGTGCAGGATACGCAGACCGCTATTGAGCAGCAGATACAGCAAAACCAAGAGCAAACGATGGATCAAATCCAACAAATGGAACAGAACATCGTTACTAATATTGAACAGGAGGCGTTACGTGCTGGTGGGCGTCAATTCTTGCAAGCCGCGCTTCAAGCTCCTGATGCAATGGGGCAACAAGTAACCGTCAGAACACCCGATCCGCTAAATTTACGCTACATTTACGACTTTAGCAGCATATTTGCCACTCCTCAACAGCAGGCAATGTTCCCTAGTCCGTATGCAAAGGGTGGACAAGTAGAGGATACAACTGATAAGTTGTTAAATATAATTGGAGGCTCGTAATGGGGTGGTTCAGTGACTTAGTAGATGATTTTGGAGCTGGTATTCAGCAAGCGGGTAGTAACGCTTATGACTACTTTACCAGTCCAGAAGGCATAATCCGCCTTGGATCAATGGGGTTAGGCTATTTAGGCAGCAAATCAGGTGCGGGGCAAGCACAGATTCCCCCTACTGGGTACCAAGGCGGCATCCCCGCCCTTCGCGCAATACGTACACAAGCACCGCAGATGATGGGCGAAGAGCTTTCCGATGGCTCTGTGCGCCCTATTGACCAAGCCGCCCCAACAGGTATCGAAGGGCTATATGCACCGCAAGGTACAGGTCGGCAGGTTCCAATGTCCTATGATCCCAACCGTCGTCCCGGCAGTGCGGGTCGTCGTTACTTTACTGACGTGCAGTATGTGGCTGAAGATGAAGATATGGGTGCGGCACAAGAACGTATGGAAGCGCAAGCTGCACAGTTAACAGAACAAAACATACGTAACCTAGCTAGACAGCAACGTTCTACACCACGTGGTATGGCGACAGGGGGCATTGCCGCGCTAAAAAAGGGTAAGTACCTTGATGGGAATACCGATGGCATGGCTGATGAAGTCCCTGCCACTATCGAGGGACGTCAACCAGCGGCACTTAGCGACGGGGAGTTTGTTATTCCTGCCGATGTCGTAAGCCATCTCGGTAATGGCAACTCTGATGCAGGTGCCAAAGTATTAGAGCGAATGATGGCTCGTGTTAGAAAAGAACGCACGGGCAATACGAAACAGGGTAAAGAAATAAAGCCCCAGAAAATGTTACCAGCGTGAGGTGAGACATGGCTGATCCGATTGTAGGACAAGAAACAGGTAGAGAGTCGTCCCTTTCTACATGGGCTGGTCCGTATGTAACCACAATGCTTGGCAAGGGCGCTGCGCTTGCAAATGAACCCTATCAAGCATACATGGGGCCGCTGACCGCTGGTTCTGCACCCCTGCAACAACAAGCATTCCAAGGTATTGCTGGCCTCGCTGTGCCGGAACAGATGGGGGCATATCAGCCTCAGTCGTTTACACAAGAAGGCAGTGCACAGCAGTACATGAACCCATATATTCAGGCCGCGCTACAGCCGCAGCTTGATGAACTCCGTCGTCAGACTGAAAAATCACGTGTTGAGCAGGCAGGGCGTCTCACCCGCGCTGGTGCTTACGGTGGTTCTCGACAGGCTTTGGCAGACACAGAACTTACTCGTGCGATGTTGTCAAATATGGCAAACGTAACGGGACAAGGCTACAACCAAGCGTTCCAACAAGCACAGCAACAGTTCAACACAGAACAGCAACAGGCTCAGCAAGCACAGAACCTAGCAAATCAGTTCGGATTGCAAGCACTGGCGAACCAAGTACAAGCTGGTCAGCTACAGCGTGGCATTGAACAAGAAGGTATTACAGCAGACCGATTGCAGTTTGAGGAAGAGCGAGACTTCCCATACAAGCAGGTGCAGTACATGCAGTCACTTCTACAGGGCTTGCCGATTGCCGCACAGTCTTATTCATACGCACAGCCAAGTGCGCTATCCGACTTTTTATCCGGTTCTGGTGGGGTGTACGACCTACTTAGTAAAGTATTCTTGCCTCAAGAAACGCCGCCAGCCGAAGACACTAGCGGGACAGGGGGCTAACCAATGGCGATTGACCAAGATATTCAACAGCGCGTTGACGCATATCGCAACAACCCTCAAGCCCTGCAACAACGGTACGCCGCTAATCAACAGCTTCTTGATCTGTTAGCACTTCAACGTCTGAAGTCTGAGAAAGACGATGCTGCACGTAAGGTGCAGATGGAGATGCAACAGAATCCTCAGACTATTAAGCAGCAGCGTGAACAGCAGCTTTTGGACATGACGAAGCAAGACCTTGCTCAACAAACAGCAGCGATCATGCAGAACAAGCAGCAACAGCAGCAAAAGAATATGCAGCGGGTAGCTAAACAAGGTGCAGCGCCACCTCAACAGGTTCAGCAGTTACAGTCTGGCCTTGGCGCGTTGGCTAGACGTCAACAACAGCAGGCACCACGTCGTATGGCGGCGGGTGGCATTGTGGCCTTTGCAAAAGGCGGGGAAATAACACAAGCCGATATTGATGCTTACCGTCGTGGTGGCGGTCAAGCACGCCGTAACCGTGCGAAACTGACAGATGAGCAGATTAGAGCCATTCTTGAACGTGCTCAAGGACCAGACACTTCTGGCTACGAAATGGTGCAGACCCGCCGAGGGCTTCGTCGTAAGCCAATGGCGCTAGATACTGCCGCAGAACAAGCACCGCAAATTGAAACGGCGGTTCTTGAAGAAAAGGATGCTGCCCCTGTGGTTGAAGAGGTTGAAGAGGTTGCAGAGGTTGCAGAGGAAGTTGTTACTGAAGCACGAGACCCAAATGCGGCTACGTTTGAAACGCCGCCTAGTCCACCTGAAGCGGGTGGCCTTGCTGCCATGCTTAAAGAAAACACGCTTACTACACCTAGCGTTGATCTTTCTAAAGTGGGCGAAGGAGGTAAGGGTATTCTTAGTGCCGCAGGTATCGGCGCACAAGACCCCACTGCGGCTATGAAATCGGCTCGCTCTGACGCTGCTTCTTACTTAGGTCGTGACAAAAAAGCTCAGACGATGCAAGAGTATCTGGAGCAAATCAAAGCACTTGATGTTAGCCAGACTGATCCTAAGAAAATGCGTGACGAGCAAATCTCCGCGTTCCTGCGTGGTACTGCGGGGGGTGGTAGCTTTGGTACAACGATGGCTGGTGGCTCTGGAGCCATGGCTGCGGAACGTGAGAAACAAGAAAAGTCACAGCGTGATCGCCTACTAAGTCGCCTCAACATCGAGAAGAGCGCGATGGATATGGACCTCGACATTGCGAAACAAGCGCAGTCGTCTGGTGATAACGCGTACTCACAAGCAATGGCAAATCAACGCACGATTGCGAACGTCATGGCTACAACCCGTGGGCAAGATATTGATCTCGCCATGAAGCAAGCCGACATGGAGTACCGCACAAACAAAGACAACGTGCAGAACATCTTGAAAGGTTTGGAGTTGGAGTACAACGAAGCGTTGCGACGTGACATTGCTGAAGGTGACCGTGCCGCTCGTGCAGGACAAATCCTTGGCGATCTTCAAACTGATCGTGCGCAGTTTTTCCAAGATGCGTTGGCGGCTGATCCGACATACAGAAACGCACAGATTGCTGCCAACCAAGAGAACCCACCGCCCAATGCGGATGAGCTAGTTCGTGCCGCTTATAACGCTGTACAGCTTCGTGTAACTAAGATGTACGAAGACGCTGGCTTGCTAGATACTGAATCACGGCTCTTAAATATCCTTGAGGGTGGCGGCGGTACGATGCCAACCTCACCAACAATGCCGGGTAGTTTTGCCCTGTCAGGCGAAGGACAATCAGCATTAGAGCGTAATTTACCAAAGTAGGTGCACATGGCGACTTTAGCGCAACTCGAACAAGCTCTCATAAATGCAGATCGGGCGGGTCGCACTGAAGACGCTCGTATCCTTGCTCAAGAACTTCAACGTGCCATGGGTGGCGCGGAGGTTGATCCGTTTGCTGCACAAGCGGAGATACGTGAGCAACTGCGTCGGTCTTCACCGGAAGAGTCGGGCTTTATTGAAAACGTGTTATCAGGCTTTGGGTCTGGTGTTGTCGGTACTGGCGAGATGGCTGCACTTGGTGCGGCTGCATTACTAGAAGAGGAAGACGAACTCGCTGCCCGTGACAAGATCAAAGCTGCCGCAGAATCATTTCGGCCTGAAGGTGGTGACCAAGACTCGCTAGCCTACAAAATATCCTCTGGTGTTGGTTCTGTTGCTGGTGCGCTTGGTGCCGCCGCTGCCGCTACGTATGGTGCTGGCGCACTTGGTGTTGGCGCAGTAGGTGCTGGTCTTGCAGGTTTGGGTACCGCAGGTGCTATCGGCGTCGGTGCTGGTGCTGGTGAAGCTAGCGAACGTGCACGTGCCGCAGGTGCTACCGAAGAAGAACGCGCAGCGGCTACACGCAGAGGCGCGGCAATCGGATCACTCGAAGTATTACCACTTGGTCGTATTCTTAAAATTCCCGGTGTGTCCAAGCTCGCTGAGAAAATCGGTGGTAAAGCTGTCGAGGAAGGTGGAAGCCGAATCCGTAGCGCATTGACCACTGGTGGTGCTGAAGCCGCACAGGAAGCTAGTGCCGCGTTCTTACAGAACCTTAACGAGCGTGGCTACAACGTAGAGAAAGAGCTACTAGACGCAGGTATTATCGACGAAGCTATCGCTGGCGGCGGTGCAGGTGCAATCGTACAGGGTGTCGTAGACTTTTTTGTTCGAGGCAAGACCCCGAGGCGTACCGCGACCGAAATTGATAGCGAAGCGCCAGAGACCGCAGAAGTTGAGGTCACTGAACCTACACGTACTGAGGACGAAATACGTGAAGCAGAAGCAGCATCGCTAGAAGCCCGTGCACTGGCAGCAGCAGACCGTGGTGACGAACGTAAGTTTGAGCAGGCAGCGGCTGAAGCCGCACAGCCTGACTTGTTTCCACGTGAACTAGAAAAAGCGAGAAAGGCCCGCCCAGAGGCCGCACTGCGTGGTCAGCTAGAGTCAGAAGGGGCAGAACGAGTACCGCAGCGAGAAGGTATTAGAGAAGAACCTAAGCCAACACCGCCGCAACCCATCCCCGTACAAGAAGATATGATCGACCGTCTGGATAAGATGGAGATCGACGATGCTGAGATCGCTGAGATCGAAGCGATGCTACAGGCAGATGAGCAAGCCGTTGCCGAACTAGATCGGATGCGCGGTGAGTCTGAGCTTGAAACCATGGATGCCCGTCGGAAAGGCGATCAGGCACGGCGTAGCACGGATAAGCGTTACAGCATCCTGCAAAAGACCATTGAAGAGAACCCTACGCGTAACTACAACACGCTGTCGAAGAACTTTGAAAAAGCACTCAAAGCCGAAGGCATCAAGAAAACCAAGGCAACTGAGAGTGAAATCAAGACGATTCGCCGTGCAGTAAACGTACAGCGTGCGGAGAAGCCCGAACCACCCACGACACCTGAGATCACTCCACCGCCAGAAGCTACACAACTTGCAGAAATGGAAGCACGTATCCCAGAACGTAAGGAACGTGCACCTGTTACTCCGTCACAACTATCGTTCCCCGGTATGGGGCGTCGTAAGACACCACCTGTAAAGGAGACACCACCCGCTCCGAAGACAGTAACGAAAGAGTTTATGGACGGTCTCGGCATTTCACCCGCCGCTCCAATACGCAAACGCACGGAAGGTAAAGACCTTAACGACCCTGCGATACGTGAGCAGTTCGTGAAGTTTGCCAATAACCCCAAGGTGGGACAGCAAGCTCGGCTGAATGTGGCGAGAGAACTAGAAGGCGTGCCAGAAGCACAGCTTGAATTGTTCCAGCCCCAGCCTCGTGGACGTGTCGCCGCTGTACAAGGAGGCCCCGATGCGAGGATTAGAGAACCTCAACCAGTGCGAGGTGGAGTTAGCGTTCCAACTCCTCGACCGCCTGTGGGAGAAACAGGAGGAGTTCCTGCACGTCCAAGAGCTACCGAAGTGCCTACAGCACCTCGAAGAGGAAGAGTGGCAAGTGCTCGGCGTAGCGTTGGAGAGCCTGTACGAGGAGCGACAGAACAGCAGCTTACACTAGATTTACCTGAGCCAATCGCTGCGCCGAAAGTAGAGACACCCAAGCCAACAAGAAAAGCGGCACCGAAAAAACGTGTGGCTAAGAAGAAGGCTCCTACACAACCCCGGGAAGCTCAGGAGTTAACCACTACACGTAAACAAGTCACCACAAAAGAACCGAAGAGGACAACCTCTACGACGCGCAAAGTGATGCCTACGTTGCAGGTCAAGAAGACTACCCCGGCGCTGGCTCCTAAAGACAACGCAACAAAACAACTTAGGGCGAAGTTTGAGGAACAAAACGAGCAGACACAAAAATACGCGACCGAACTTAGCAAAGACTTCCAAGATACGGTTGGTGACGAGAAGACCTCAGTTGATGATCGGCTGAAGATTCTCACCTTGCTTACTGGTGGTGCAAAGGCCCGCGATAAGGACGGCAATGCCGTGGTAACTTATTTGAGTAAGTACCCTCGACCCACCGACGGCTTGTACGCGGCGATCTATGACGTGGCAAACCAGTCACCACAGTTCCGTAGAACCAACGAGACCACTGCACAGGAAGCAGCGATCTTTGAAGGTACGGGCAAGAAAACAGGTCAGCGTGTGTTGGACTGGGCGAAAGCTAACCTGTCCGATAAGACGAACAAATGGATTGACGAGACACTAGCGAACGAAATTCGTGAGATGCAACGGATCGAGAACACCGACTATGTCGAGATGTTCCGTCAACGCGATGCCAAGCTAGCCGCGAAAGAAGCGGCAGAACAGGCACAGATCGAAGCTGAGATGCGTCAAGATGTACGTGCAAGCCTCAACGAACTGGCTCGCATGTTTGAAAAGAAACTCGAAAGAGGTTCTGTTATGGCGCTTGATATACCGCTGCACCCGGCAGTACGTGTGGCGTTACGTGAGAACAACTTACAGGGCGCACTATCATCGCTCGCAGCGACGACGCCAGATAACCGTGTACGCCAGATTGCAACTAAGCTGAGCAAGGTTGCAGGTGATACTAAAATCGAAATCGTCAAAGACATGAAGGATGCAGGGTCGTTTGATCCTGAGACCAACACGATCAAGCTGGACGCAGACGAAGGGATGAACCCGCACGTGTTGTTGCACGAAGCTACTCACGCGGCGACATCGGCTACGCTTGGAAACAAGAACCACCCGCTTACTCGCCAGCTCACAAACCTTTACAACGACGTTAAAGATTATCTTGATACTGCGTATGGTGCGAAGGACGTGGATGAGTTCGTCTCCGAGGCGATGTCGAATCCAGAGTTCCAAGCCAAACTTGCGGCTATCAATCCTAACGGCGAAAAGATTAACGCACTGCAACGCTTCTACAACAGTGTCGGTAACTTCCTGCGTAAGCTAGTCGGTATGCAACCGAAGAAGATTGATTCGGCGCAGACCATGGCTGACCGTTTGATTGATGGCATTCTTGCTCCCGCTCCTGACTATCGTAACGCACCAGAGCTTGCCATGGAGTCAACCGCTGATGGTGTGAAGCGCGAGGCCAACGCAGTCGGCGATGCGCAGAAGGCTGTAAGCCAGCCCACTATGACCAAGCAAGGTAAGGCGCAGTTCGGCGACACAGCGTCAAACGTCATGAGCAGTCTCGGCGAAGCGAGATCATGGCTCGTACCTAAACTCCTTGATGCGCAAGCACTAGCTGACGCAGCATATTCTGTTAGTGACAAACTTGGTGCAGTAGCTACTAAGTTCTACGAGACCGCTGACTTTATGCGTGGCGACATGGGTAAGGCGCACGACAAAGTACGTGAACAAATCAAGGTTGTAGACCAATGGCGTGCCAAAGCAGGCAAAGAAGGACAAGCGCACCTAGACAACTTAATCTATAACGAGAGCTTTGGCGCTACGATCTATCAGGTTGACCCTAACAAGAAGCGGTCAGACTACGAAGGACAGACTGACGAGAGCGGTAACGACCTAGCAAAAGTCTGGGATGCGCAACGTGCCGATTGGAAAGCACTTGGTGCCAGTGGTCAGAACGCTTACCGCACCATGCAGAAAATGTATCGCGCTCAGTTTGAAGAGTTGAAAGCGGTGATCGACGGGCGTATCGACCGCCTCCTTGAGAACAATCCTGATGCGGCTACTGAACTAAAGAACGAAGTTTTCTCCAAGCTGTTCGAGAACAAAACGCTCGACGTGTACTTCCCCTTGTTGCGTGAAGGCCGATACAAAATCGAGTACACCTTCAAGAATGCCAAGGATGGGCGTGACACCTATGTATTCCAGATGATGGATAACAAGGCACAACGCGACCGTCTGGCGGAGGAACTACGTGCTGACCCTGACGTGGTAACAAGTTCTGTTAAGACAGGTGATGGTGACTTCAGGAACTACGACTTCAGCAATGCACCGTCCACGTCTTTTGTCGGCAATGTCATCAAAATCCTCGACGAGAACGGCAAAGGTCTACAGGGCGCTGAGAAGGACGCGTACGACGAAAACAAAGCTGACATCATGAATTTGTTTATTGATGCGCTCCCGGAAAGTTCGTTCGCTAAGTCCCTGCAAAGACGTAAGGGTACACCGGGCTACATGACCGATTCAATTTACGCCATGAAGACCAAAGGTTTTGACCTTGCGCGTCAGATTGAAAAGCTGAAGTACACCGCACAGTTCCAACAGCTTGAAGCCGAACTTGCAGAAGTGCAGGGTGAACCTCCCCAAGGCGCAGACTACAAGTTCAACCAGATTGCTGACCAGTTACAGACACGCATTAACTTTGCTAAGTACGGTGCGAAGAACAAGGGTGTGGAGCAGTTTGTACGCTTTGCCAACCAAACCGCGTTTGTTTATACGCTCGGCGGTAACGTGGCATCAGCCGCTGTGCAGTTGTTCCAGACCCCGATGTTTACCTTCCCGATGTTGGGAGCACGGTACGGATACCAGAAGACTTACGACGAAATCATGAACGCATCGTCCATCGTGACAGGTGCAAAGATGAACGCCGAAACAATCAAAGAAGCAACGGGGCTACGTGGTAAGGCAGGTGCCGCGACCAGAAAAATCTCTATCGCGCACGGTCTCGACTCGTACTATGACGTCACTGACAACGGTGACTTTGTAGTGAAGAAGGACCTTGGCGTTCCTGACGAGCGTGTAAAGGAGTTAGAGCGTCTGGCCCCACTTGTGCAGCTAATGCACGCACGTGGACATCTCAACCGTTCGTTCTTGTTTGACCAGTTGGGTATTGAAGAAGGTGGCAAGGCTCGCCGCCGTGGTGGACTGGGTCAGCAGATCGCCAACGCTATCGACTTTGGCACAGGTGCTTCGGCTCTTATCTTTAACCAGTCTGAACGGTACAACCGCCAAGTTACCGCCGTTGCGTCATATAACCTAGCTTTGGAGCGCATCACCGCTGAGAACCCTAAGATGCCACTACGTGAGCGTCAGGATAAGGCGGCTGTAGAAGCTCTGTATGACACGCAAGAATACAATGGTGGTTCGACACTCGAAACGGCACCGCGCATCGCACAGGAAGGTCTAGGCCGCGTGGCGATGATGTATAAGACGTACGGTCTGCGCATGTACTACAACATGATTAAGACTATGCGTCAGTTGGCAGACAATGCGTTTGCCAGCGATGCCGAGGGCAAAATGCTACGCAACATTGCGCTCAAGCAAATGATCGGTATACATGGTTCGGCTCTGTTCTTTGCGGGTATCCACGGTATCCCACTGTACGGCGCGGTTCAGTTACTTGCTGATGCCTTCTTACTGGGTGACGAAGACGATGACTTCAACAGCATCGTCCGTAACTATGTCGGCGAAGGCTGGTACAAAGGTGCGTTCAACCAGATACTCGACCAAGCAGGTGTGGGTGCTGACGTAGCATCACGTGTTCGCTTAACGGGGCTGCTCATCCAAGAGAACCGCTACAATACTGAACCGTCACCAGAAGAGTTCCTTGGCTTCTACCTTGGTGGTCCTGCACTCAGTATCTATAAGCGTATTGATCGCGGCATTACTGACTTACGCAACGGTGAGTTTGAGCGTGGGTTCGAGAACATCATGCCAACTGCTATCTCCAACGGGTACAAAGCCCTTGGTCGGTACCGCCAAGACGGGGGTATCTACTCACGCCGTGTCGATCCTATCTATGACGACATGACAGGTGGTGAGTTGTTTGCACAGATGCTCGGCTTTGCGCCAGCAGAATACTTACGCATCCAAGAAGAGAACCAACGTGTTAAGCGTATCGACATTGAACTGGGCAGACAGCGGTCTAACCTGACCAAGAAATACTATGTTGCCGCACGGCAGGGTGACTGGGCAGAAATCGCACGGCTTGAGCAAGAGATTTTGGAGTTCAACCGTAAACATCCTAGTTTTGAATTAACTCTGGACGCTATCAATCGTTCGTTGGAACAACACATGAAAACATCTGAGGAGATGTATAACGGTGTGTCACTTTCCCCGGCAATGCGTCGAGCAGCAGAGGAACATCTTTATGGTGTGAGGAACGGGTTTATGCCACCCGTGAGATAGTATGGCTGAAGTAAGCGACGAAACAAAAGTCTCTGTCCCTATCCGCAACTTGATCGGTTTGGGCGCAGGGATTGTTATGGCTACCACTGCGTATGTAACGCTCAATAGTCGCATCACTACGCTTGAGCATGGTCACGAAATGCAAGCGATGACGATTAAAGAGAACACTGCGTTTGTTCGGGAATGGCCTCTGGGTCTGCGCGGTGCACTGCCTGACGACTTAATACAGAACGCCAAGATCATGGCACTCGAAGAGAAGAACGCTGAACTCAAAGAACTCCGAGAGGAGATAAGGCGTTTACAGTTAGACTTGGGTCAAGTGAACGCCAAGACTGAAACGCAAGAAGAGAAGATCGAAACCCTCTTTGACATCTGGAACAACCAAATTACCAAGCAATAAAAACCCCCCTCCGAAGAGGGGGGTGTATGGAGAACGACAGACAGTCAGTGAGGGTAGACAGGCTGTCCTCCAAACCTTATCACATCGTGCGCCAGAAACGCACTCCTAATTTTGCGTCCTCAATGCGTAACCTGTGTTCAATCGTCCACTGTCGTTCCTTTGCCACACCTAACACCTGCTTAATAGCTTCCTCTGTGTCGATGCACGGAACGAATATCGAAGCGCCTATCACCATGCGATCCCAATTTACTTCAATCGCCACGCCATCGGGTGACAAGTCATAGGTCTTCAATACCTTCATTGTCGGGGTCCGCATCAAACTTCATTACGATAGTATCGGCAGGGGGTAGTTGTAGGTTCACACCCTTGGTTAGCTGTACCTTCTTCCGCTTGCCCTCGCACTTCTTCATGATCTCGCTTACCAAATGTGAGTAGTTAATCTGCAACTCACCACACCACTCCTTGAGCGGTTTTGGTTTGACGAAAAAGAGTTTTGTGTCAGTTTCATACCGTGCGACCAATCGACCACGTGCCACTTGTTCTGGTATCACATGTTGATCTAGGCCGTTGTCGTTTGAGCCACGAAGGTCTTGGGTGCTTTTGATCTGTAAGATATAGCTGATGTTCTCGGCAAAGAAGTCGTTGAGTACGTCCGTCACCGAATGCTCCATCTCACTCAGGCCACGCTTGTTCTGTGCGATCAGGTCAGTCGTTGCCCATGTAAATATCTTCTGCACGTCAAAGTCGTGAAGCCCAATCTTCTTAGCGATTAGTAACCCTGCAATCGTTGCAGTTATGGTGTCAGACCAAAACCTGTTTTCAGATGTTAGCTCAGCTTTCTCGTCAACGCGTTGCTGTACCTTCTTAATGATGGCGCGGGTTTCATCCAGATTGTTCATCACCCACTGAATAAATGGCACACCTGCCACGCCGTAATGGACTTTGAGTACCTTCTCTTTGAACTGATCCTGTATCTCTTTGTCCTTGTACTTGTCGAACAACCGCTCAACGCGACACTCAAGTATGCGCTGTGCCTCTGCTTTCGGCATAGCTTTGCCACGGCTCACGGTTTCGATGATGGACGCGTTAGCCGTGTACTGCATAAGTAAACTCCACGGTCTACCTTGGTGCCGTTCCACGTTGGCACTCGCAGTCATACGCCCACGTTGTTTACCTGCGGTACCTTGATAGATCAGATTAGACATCTCACGTGGGGTCAGGTTAGTCACCTCGTCGATGCCTGTCGGCAAACTGTGCATGACTTCGGCACGGTTCATCTTGAAGGCAGTGCTGTCGTCTCTATCCAAAACAAGTTTACGTGGGTCACCCCACACCCCAGCAGCGGCGTACATCATCATGGTTTTACCCGTGCCAGAGTCATTGTTAATAAAGGCAACCGCTCCGCACGGCTCGTTAAGAAACTCCATCAGCGGACTGCCAAACCCCATACCGAACCCAAATTGTTGAAGAACAAACCGCTCCCCTTTCCAGAACTCCAGTGTTTCCTTCCACCCTTCAAGGGTGCCCTTCGGTTCAAATGCGGGGAAAAACCCTACCGTTTGGTTAGCAGGTGGATTGAACTCGATACAGTCTGGCCTAACGTTTTGGTTGCCGACAATAAACGAATCATATTTCTCGTTTGCCCAACCGAACTGCACGTGGGCTTGATCGGCTGTACTGGTGGCTTGTAACTCATCCACCCAACTCAGTGTGTATGACATCAAATCATCCATCTTCTTTACTGCAACGCCTTGTGATGACAGCTTCTTACGAAACTCCTCGCTCGACGTGACTGAACTCATAGGTAACGTAAACTCTTGCACTCCGTCTCTCGGCAGGTGCAAACGCATAACAAGCGACTCGCCCAGCTCGGGGTCCTTCACTCGCTTAACAACGTATAAGTCGTTATGGTATATCTTCTTCTCATCCAGATCGCCATCTTCGTTACGTGTACGTATGTAGACGCCGCCGTTTGTACCCCGCACGTAGGGCGGTGGGTACTTTGGGATAACGTACTCAGGCTCCTGTGCAGTGGGTTCCGCGACATAGTTACCTTCGTCATCAACTTCCGCTTCGACTAACCGCTTCCCCAACACAATCGGTGATTTGATCTTGCCCCAGTGAGGGCAGTCCATGCAGACATCGGGGTTATACTCGTCAAAACGTGCACACGTGTACGGGCCTTTGATCTGCTCGAACTTCTTTTGTGTGTCGTCTGGCGTGTATTCGGGATGGTCTTTCGACATGAGATGCGCGGCCTTCGCGCCATCCGTACAGAACTTCGCAATCGACAGCCCTGCTCTCCACAGCGGTTCACTCATCTCCCTTTGGTTCTTAACGATATGCAGGATTTGAGCGCAACCTTCCCCCTTGTGCGTCTTGATAAGTATGTCTTTGAACACGCTTTCCTGATTACCCATCAGGTTTTGCATGGTCGTGTTCATCGCCATGGGCGTGTATTTCGTGGGAACTGGTATCGGATCATTGCCAAGCAACTCTGAGAATGTGTCAAAATCGACAGTCTCAAACCGCCTAGATAAGCCAAAGAAGTCCACGTTGGACGGGGGATTGGTCTTGTGGTTATGTGTGTGAGGAACTCTTAACACACGTGCCCCATCTGCTGTGACGGCAGGGTCAGCGTTAAAGTCTTGTTCCGTACACAGTCGTTTTAGTCTTTCCGCTACAGGGAACCAGTCCTCGTAGCAGACCGATTCCGATAGGAACCAGTATACGTGTACACCACGGCCCGAGTTGACCATGGTGGGTTGTGGCAGTTTATTGCGTTTGCAAAACTGTCTGAGGGCTTTGATCGCTATCTCTTGCGATTGGAAGTCTTTGCTTGGCCCACAATCGAGATCGAGGAAGAATGCGTTTAGGTATTTTATGTTATCTACTTTACGTGAACCTGCCTCTTCAAACGTAGCTAGTCCGTAATAAACATCGAATCCTTCTTCATCAAAATTGTGTGCGGCATCGACAACGGCGTCTATAGAGTCATAGAATTTCTGTGCTTTGCGTTCGTCCGAAGATCGTGCGGCAAAAACACAGTAGTAGCCCTCACTACTCAGCGCCTTTGTTAGAAATGTTTTAGTTTCCATTGCCCCACCTGTTGCCTAAAACGCCACGGTAAGGAAGAGGTAAAAAACCCTACCGTGGCGAAGTCCGATTACCTTGTTTAGACGACAGATTTATTCGTCGTCCCAGTTGTCGATAATCGAACTAAGATCGTCGTCAGCATCAGGCTTGGGTTCTGACTTTTTCGTGACGACTTTCTTTGGCTCCTCAACAGGTGCGTCCTCGGGACTATTATCGAAGACGGTTTTAGGCTTTGCTTCTTTCTTTGGTGCCTCTGCTTTCGGTGTTTTATCCACACCGTCAGTTTGGGCAACCGTGAACGTGATAGCCTTCAGAGTAGCAGGGTCATCTTTTAACGCAACCACTTGCTCTAACTCGTTCTCATCCAAGGGGCGAACCGCCTTGAAGAACAGCTTGGGTACACTGCTATTCTTATCGAAACGCATGTTGGTAACGATAGCGATAGCGGGTGTATTGTGGGCGTTCAAGAACCGTGCGTAGGCTTGCATCGGCATGTTGCCATCCTTGGCTTCACCAAAGACAGAAGTCGCAGGTAGCTGAAGCTGATACACCTTATCAAGTTGTCCTTCGAGGGCAACGGCTAGGCGTTGTGCGAAACGACAGGCACGGCCTTCACCTTGTCCTGACCCCTTAATATTCTGAGGGCAGTCCATACACCGCTTCGCTTGACGTTGATCCTCTGGCACCTCGGGTGCAGGTGCATCGGTATCGGCAGACCAACAAGTCGGCGGCGTTGGGTTGGATGGGTTGTACGTACCTTCGTAGTAGGAACGCGAGATTTTAGCGGCGTTAAGAATAATCATGTTCATGTTATTCTCATCGCTTACGGAAACTTCTTCTCCGTTAATGATTTCACGGAATGCTTTACCGTTAAGACTGATGCGGCGGTTTTGTTCGCCCCCACCAGAACCACTTAACAGGTTGTTGTTTACATCTTGAAGTTCTTTGAACAGGTCACTGTTCGCAAGCGCATTGTTTTCAAACAAGGTAATATCGGACATATTATTCTCCTTACATGTCTTCGTCTAAGCCGTAGACAACTTCGTCGTCTACATTCGATACCATCGCTACAGCGGCGACAGCCCCAGTGCCACTTGCAACAGCAACGGCAGGTGCTTCGATTTCCCGCTTCGTAAGCGCGGCGGCTACGTTATCAATAGAGAAACGGTACGTGTTCCCCACTTTAATGTAGGTGTCCTTGGGTATATGCCCTTGGCGCACCCATGCTCTGATCGTCGATACAGAGACAGTGAAGTGCTTTGCCACTTCTTCGATAGGTACAAAAGGTCCAGTCATGATTTTTTCCTCACAGATATGACGTATTCCGAATCCACGTTGAGTCCTTTCGGCACGAGGTCGGGGTTCTCTTCGAGGAAGGTTCGCACGTTCGTTTGGTTGAGCCGCTTTTCCAGAAACTCAGGCACACCATGCTCCATAACAAATTGGTGCATAGCTTCCCAGTCGCTAGTCCAGTAGCGCGTCTTAACGGAACGGTAGAATATTCCCTCTGAAGTCTTTACACTCTCCAGACCGTTGTCTTTGCAATAGTCCAGTAGTGCCACTTTGACCTTATCCAGTTGTTGGTTAAGGTCATCTTCTTGCTTCTTGAACTCCGCAGAAAGCTGAGCCTTCTTGTCACGGATTTTCAAGTAAACACGCGTCAGCTTTTCAGCTAACTTTTCTTCCTCACTCATTTTGTTCTCCTAATCGCACGACATAACTGTCGGGGTGTTTACTCTACTAACGCCTTGTACGCTAGTCAAGCAATTCTTTGTAAAGATCAATCATTTTTGTGTGGACGTCTATTCTGCTATCTAATAATGCGTAAACACGTTTCTCTACGTGTGATCCTTGTAGCTGCACGACGGTACACTTCTGATCTTGTCCTGACCTGTGAACACGTGCATTGGCTTGGGCGTAGGTCTCCAACGAACTGGTCGGACCCCACCAAACCACTGTGTTTGCGGCTGTTAACGTGACACCGTGCGCGGCGGCTTGTGGCTGGATCACCAGTACACGCGGGTTATCTTGGCTTTGGAAACGACTGAAGATGTCGGTACGCTTTGGCGCAGATACGTCACCACGGATAACCTCAGTAGTTATACCGTCCGCTATCAGCTTCTCTGTCAGTATGTCGATGGTGTGTTTGAACGGCACAAAGACCAAAACCTTCTTACTGCTTTCGTCGATAACCTCACGCAGAACCTTGTAGCGGTGCTTGATGTCAAACTCCAGTGCATCTCCGCCATCTGTGTACACCGCACCAGAAGATATTTGCAGGAGTTTGCTCATGTTGATCGCCGCATTCGGCGCTGTGATCTCTTCCCCTGCCGCCTGTAAAACAAGTTTATCTTTGAGTTCCTTGTAATACTTGGCCTGTTGTCGCGTAAGTTCTACCTCACGTTTGACGTACACCATGTCGGGCAGGTCGAGACACTCTTCCTTGGTAAATCTAATGGCGGGTTGCAGTGCGTTGTAGACTGTATCGGTCGCTGTCTCTTTCGGCTTCCACTTAAACTGTGTGACCTTGTACATCACTTGGTCGCGGAACGAACCAAAGAACCTCGGCACCCCATCGGGGTTGACTAGCTTGGCGATACCGTACGCATCCAACGGCGATTGTGCCGCAGGTGTGCCTGTCATCATCCATAGCCAAGTCTTGTCGGTTACCAACTTATTCAGTGTCTTCCATCGCTTGGTCTGTGCGTTCTTATAATGTGTGGCTTCATCGACAATGATGCAGTCGAACCCACCGTCCGCAATGTCTTCGGCTACAATCTCTACACCGTCATAGTTAATGACCACGTAGTCAGAGCCTTCGGCGATGATCTTTTTGCGCTTGTCTTTGGAACCGTACGCCACAGAAACCGTGCGGTGCATGGCAAAACTAAACAAGTCATTACGCCATGCGCTGTCCATGATCGAGAGCGGGCAGACAATCAACACGCGGTTGACCTTGCCTTGTTTCATTAGGAAGTCGGATGCCCAGATCGCAGACGCTGTCTTACCTGTTCCCTGTTCATTGAAACAGAAGGCTTTCCGGTTAAGAGTGAGGAATGACGCAGTAACACGTTGGTGGTCGTATGGCTTGTACTGCCCGGGCCAGTCGTACTTCCCTTCGATGGGTGATGGTACGTTTATGTTTAACTGCTTTAGTGTGTGCGCCTCATCAACGCCCCAGTTCACTAAGACTTCATTGTTTGGTAACGCTCGGCTTTTCTCGACAAGTTTCGTTACTTTATTTGGGTGACGCAGACGCAACAAGAGCGCCTTGTTATCTACAATCTTCACTATGTTCTCCATCGCAACGCCATACGGCGCGGTGTTAGTGTCGCACTAACTATTTCTTTTTGCGGCCTCTGCTCAACGCACCGCCAGCCGCACGATTTTTACTGCGGCTCTGTACTCTCACGCCATCTTTGTTCGTACCCCCACGAGATAGCGGCTTCTTGTGTGCTACATCCTTGCCTTCACGCTTGTCGGCTTTGCCGTTCTTGTTAGCGTCTTTACCTGTCTTATCCATCTTGCGGCGTGCACGCTGTCGCTCCATACGATCTGAGTGCTCACCTCTGGATTTCTGCTGTTGGTATTCCTTTTTGTAAGGACGTGGCTTGTTCTTGTATGGCATCAGTTGCTCCCATTATGTGGACACACGGTAACTTGGCAGTGCCGCTTGCATAGTCCATTCGGCCTCGGGTTCCAGACATTGGCATCGGCGGCGGCTTTCATGGTGTTGTACTTACCTTGCCATTTCACCCAAAGCTGTTGTTCGTCAAATTCATCGTAGCTTGCCTTGATAAGGTCGTTACTTACGACGAACACTAGCCCTGCCTTTACCTTCTTAATATCGGGATAGTGCAAGAACACTGACATTGCCATGAGTTCAAGCTGACCTTTATCTGCGTACTTTGCGTTTTTCCCTGTCTTGTAGTCGATGACCCAAGCCACTTCCCCCAGAGTATCCACAATCAGTAGGTCGGCAATCCCTCTGAACCACACGTCTTTGGAATAGAAATCGCATGGTCTAAGGTCTTCGGTTATGCCTAACTTTTTCTCGCATAGCTTGACCCCACGCTTGGCGTTCAGGGAATCGAGCACTCCCTGTGCGTACTCAAACTTCTTAGGGAGTGCCTTGCTATCTTTTATGTAATCTTCTGCGGCTTTGTGAAACTCATTGCCGTACCGAATGGCATCGGTTTCGACAAACGGAAACTCCTTGAGTATCTTTTCGTGGTAAAACTGCTTTGGGCATTGCTCGAATGCCTTGATTTTACTGAATGACCACGGTGTTATACTCACTCACAATCTCCGTATGATTTGCCTGTTCCACTTTCACAGTTGATTGGCAGTCCTTCTGCCCAGTCTGGTGTCCACCGCATACACTGCTCAATATACGCTTGGGCTTCATCGACTTCGCTATCAGCGACACAGCATACAATCGAGTCATGCACAGTTAGTACAACGCGGTATCTCTTAGTAATTTGTAACATCTGCTCACCAATAATGCAACGCGCTATCGCTTGGCAAATGTTCTCTGTTACCTTTCCACCATATATTCTGGTGCGTCCGCGCCGTGTCTTATAGCTGTACTCGATCCCTCGCTCACCCTGTTCTCCTGATAAGTCGTCATAACGTATCAGCAAACCTGATGGCAGCTTGATCCCACGTTCCGATCCCAACACTTCCAGTACCCCTGCCTTACCGACTTGGATGCTGTCGCCGTTGACCATGTAGCGCACCATGTTCTGGCAGTCGCGCCATAACTGATTGATTTTCCAGTTGGCTTCACGGTAGATGTTTATGATCCGACGGGCCTCGTCCAGTTCAACCTCTTGTCCAAACGTGTTTAGCTGTGCTTGGAACTTGAGTGCACCCATGCCGTAACCTGCACCAAGGATAGTCGTCTTACCTACGAACCGTTGTTCTTTGGTGACGTCCTCCTCGTCGCATCCATAGATACGTGATGCCATCTTTACATACACATCTTCACCACGTGAGAAGGCTGTGGTCAGGTCGTCTTGCTCGGCAAGCCACGCCAAAACCCGCGCTTCGATCTGTGCGCTGTCAGCATCAATCAAAGTGTGTCCTGCTGGCGCGAGGATGCTACGCTTTAACTTCTTACCATTTGGCCCACGGCTTGGCAGGTTCTGCATGTTGATCTTGTCATCACCACCCCATCGCCCAGTGTGTGCGGCGTAGTAGCGGACAGGTACAGGCAGGGTGCCACGTTTACCGATGTCGATGAACCGCTGAGTCCTCGTCTCCTCCAGTGTGCTCTTCGTACCAAGACGTGCGGCAACAACGGCTTGCACCCTGTCGTCTTCGTGGTCAGCTAACGCCTTGAAAGCCTCGTCGTTCTTGGCAAACGCAAAGGTCTCCTTACCAGTCGTCAAGCTAACCTTGGTCGGTGGCTTAACACCCAACCCTTCTAACACTTCCGCAAACTTGGGGTTAGACATGAGATCGTCTTTACACACACCTGCTGTTTCAAGAAGCTGATCCTTCCGCTCTCGTGTGTCTTCCAGATGTTGCTCTAACAACCCAATATCCAACTCCAATACAGGGTCGATGAACATGCGCAGTGTGCAGTCGATCAACCTTAGTTCAGTTTTTGGGAATCCTTTTTTAAGGAAAATGTTAAAGAGTTTGTAGGTGAGTTCGACATCGTTGACGCAGTAGTCACCGTACTTGTCGAGGTCGGCTTCACTGAAATCGTCTCTTCTTTTTCCGAGGGCGTTGATGACTTCGTTGCCTTTAGCGCCGATGCGGTATCTTTCAGTGAGCGCCCTGAGACTTCCACCAACTTCCACCCCATGTAGAGCACGGGCGATACAAAGAGTATCGGTATACAAGCGAGGATGAATGCCAAAGCGCCAACTAAGAATGGCACCGTCAAACATAGTATTATGAGCAAGCACCATAGCTTCTTGCCAGTTGAAGGTTCCGAGATAGTCTCTGATTTGTTCATGTGTTCCACTCGCCCATTCAGTAGGTTCATTGTTGACCTTCACACCTACACCAATCACCTCAAAGCGAGGGTCGCGTACGTATTCTTCGGTCGTGATCTTAGACAGGGAATAGTCCCTATCGTAGTAGGTTTCAAAATCTAACGTGATAAGGTCCATCACTTCACCTCTAGTAACTTCTGCATGTAGTGACCCGCTTTGTCCAAGTCGTTGGCGTTCTTGGTTCGGGCAAGATACTTAATGATGTTGCCCTTCAAGAACCCAACAAACTCATCCTTAGTCATCCACGCTTGCATTGCGTCCCAAGGTTCGACGGATAAACCCACGTAGTGTTTCCCACCAACCTGTCGTAGGTTGGCGATCTGTGGCTTTTTTGCGGTGCTTTTCGCTTCCTCCTCGAAAACTTCTTTTGGTGTGCCGATCTTCTTCATCAGCTTGTAGACGTAGCCATACGACACGCCTGTCGCCTTAGCGACTTCGGCAGGGGTAGCGAGTTTATTTTTGAGCAGATATGCCCAGACCTTTTCGGCCTTCGGTGATGACTTAGTAGCCATGGTCGTTCTCCTTTTGCGCGTACGATAAAAATAAGGCACAGACCCTCGTACGGAAAAAGTCTATGCCTGTAGATTTACTCAGGTGCTTTACTTGCTTTACGGAATGCGTACTTCGCACCCCACGCAAAGAACCATCTCATTGGTGACCACCATGGGGCTTTCAGCCACGCGGTCTCACAGAGCACACCAATATCGGTCCACTCTTTCTTAGTTCGTTGTTTCGCCACGGCGCACCTCCCATAAGATACAGGCTTTGCCCCATTGCGTTCTGCCACGTTTACCACTGTCCTTGATGCGTCTATCGTTCGACAACTCAGACAGACGTGGTTGCACAGACACATACGGACGCTCTAACATCTCAGCGATTTGCTCAGTGCTTAGCGGGATGGGTGCTTGTGTGAGTAGTTGGTAAACTTGTTCTCGTAAGGTAACCTTCTTACCCTTACTGTCGTCAGCGGCGGCGAGACTTGTGTCCCGATGCTGATAGCCGATACCCTCTTCGGTGTATCCCATGACGTTCTCCTTTTCGCGCAGTCCTCAAACTGGATGTCCGTTGAAGTCAAACTCCAACTGTCGCGGATCGTTGTAGCGACCCGCCAAGGCGTAACGCACGTCTTCAATGTTCTCTTCATTTATAACGAGTGCTATACCTTGGTTCTCTTTTATATCAGATAGGTTCTTTTCTTGCAAGGGTGTTGGTTTGTTTTTACCTGCCTTGCATTCTATACCAAAGAACATCCCCTTGTAGCATCCTATGATGTCAGGGACACCGCTCTTACCGTACCCACCCGTCACAGGGTAGAAGTAATACGCGTTAAGTTCTTTGAGTATGGTGGTGACTTTCTTCTTCACCTTTGCTTCGGGTGTCATTGCCATGGCGTTCTCCAAATCTAAATTCATCTATGACCGTTCCGCGACACTGACTGCATTGACGTGTTATCTTGCGTTTGTCATACACGTAGGTGTCTTCCACCAGTCGTAACGTAGCCATACACCAAGGGCAAAGGTTGTCTTCTAATCGCTTTTGAATTTCACCCTTATCTTCCATTGCGTTACCCCTCGGAACTGGTTTCACAAAGTGGGTGGGGAGCGGCGAACCGCCCCCCTGTTAGTGCCGCACTAACATCACAGTCGAAATACCCAATAAACATTGGCGTCAATTCTCCTGCCTACACCATCGACCACTTTGGTTGGCTTGTCCAAAGGGGTCAGCATCAGTAGCGCAACCTTCTCTTGCATCCACAAAGGAAGGCTGTCTACCAAAGGGTACTCACCCTCCACCTTGCTGTCAAACACTTCCATGCCAATACATGACACTTCGACAGCATTGGTGTGAGGGTTTATGTAAACGCGGTATACGTTATCATCATGTGGTAAGTCGTTATCGTACGACATAAAACATGCCTTCGCCCGCGCTGTAACCAACGTCATCGACAAAGTCATCCTTGTCTAGGATGTTCAGCACCGATAGCTTCTGCATGATCTCTTCGGGTAACGTGTCAGCAGTGAACCGTTGAACGTCCGTGCTGATGTTGGTTTCCCATGAATGCTTACCCTTGTCGATGGTCGTGACATCGAAATGCTGTGCACCGAACCGTTCGTACACGCGGACAAACCACATCGGCACCGTGCGGTTGCTCAGTCGTTCGAGTTCCTGTTGCTTGGCGAACATGTTACGTAGGTCCTGACCAAACGTAGGGTTCACAAACTCGTGCTCAACTGTCAGCAGGTGTTTGAGTTCTGCCATCAGCTTCGAGCCAAGGTTGGTGTCGCTTGAATACATCGACGTCTCCACGTCGATAGCCGAGGCACGTGCGTGTTGGTACTCAGTCCGAGCCTCTTGCACCACCTTGTCCACCGCCTCTGTCGCGTCTTTCAAACGTGTCTCCGCAAGCTCAATCGGTGACATCATACGTATAAACTTCTTAGCATTGCGCACCGCTGTATCTACATTGGTAGACATCTTCATGAAGTATTGCTTGCTGTAATCGCTGTACTTGCCGTTCTCGATTGTCCGTGCGTTGACAACGTACATACTGGTACCGTCACCACCGTTGCGGTAGTCACCGTAACCAACCCACCCAAGACAGTAGGGGCAGTCATCACGGTACAGCCAGTAGCTTTGCCTGTCACGTCCGTGCATCTTTACACGTAGTTCCTTACACACTCTCTCAGCGAATGGGGTTACGTACTCGGCACCGTTGGTGTTTTCGGTGACGGTACCGCCTGTTGTTAGTGCGTCACTAACAAGTTTGTGGTCATATCTAGCCATGTCGTTCTCCTTTAACTTAGCCGTTGCGTACTTTGCTGAACGCATCTTTGATTGCGTTGATTTGCTTGAGCGCAGTCTTACGTGCGCCGAATGATTCGAGAAGTTCGGCCTCACTCCGTAACTTCTCACAGTGTTGCTCGACGATCCGTTCGATGATCGCTACTGCCATTGCATACTCCATGTTACTCATTGCTTCCTCCTCAAAGGTCTCGTGATTTTATGTAAACGTATTTACCAGTGTCGGGCTTTGCACTCTGGTTGTCTAAGATGCACCATAGCACAGGACATGCCCATTGCCCCCATGATCCACCAAGGTACCCATCGGTCAAAATGATGGCGGCTTGCGGCTTGACACCATGCTCGGTCAGATAGGCGGGAACGCACTCGACGTTGGTGCCACCACCGCCCTTGGGCTTGGTAGTCTTCACAAGGTCATCGAGTTGGTGCATGTCGTACTTCTCGTCCTGACACACACGTGTGTCCCAGTACAGCAGACGTATGGCCTCGGGTTGCACCGTGTCACAGATGGACTTGATCTCTGACATAAACGCAGTGAGTTGGACACCACCGATAGACCCTGACGTGTCAACAGCAATGACAAGTTCACCCACCTGCTCGCTGATACCGCTCGGCATGTAGTAACCTGATGACACGTAGCGACGATTGGGACGTTGCCATGTGGAGTAGTCGTTACCTGCACAGGTAGTCTGGACAAACTCGCGCAACACCTCGCGCCAGTCGATCTGCGGTTGTAGTAACTCGTCAAGAGAACGGTCACCACCTGACCCGACCTTACCTGCAATGAGCGCACCTTGGCGTATGGCCTCGTCGATCTCACGCGCAAGTTCGCGTTTCTCGTCGGGTGTCAGTTCGGTAGCACCGTCCCAGTCATGGTCATCGAAACCTTGGGGTGGTTGGGGCTGACCGTGACCTACAGCGGTGTTTTGTGTACCAGTAGTGTCACCTGACCCCTCGTCGCCATCTTGTGGTGAGCCGTTATCACGTAGGTCATGAAAGACTGCGGCGCTGTCCCACCCACGATACTTCTCGGAGTAGCACCCACCTTGCGGCATGGTAGCCCAACCGTCTCTGTTGTCGTCGGCAATCTTGACGTTGATGACGTAATCACATGCTTGGTTGGCAAGCTGTGGATCGTCGTCGTGCAGATGTCGCCATGTGATAAGGTGTTTGTACAGCTTGTGGTATACCTCGTGAAGCACAAGGAACCGTAGTTCTGCATCGTTGAGCGAGTCAACAAAGTCACGCCCATACATCTCATCGCGTCCGTTGGTACACGCAGTTGGATGGTCGTCCACCACCGTGCGATCACCGATCATGAGGACACCTGCGAGGGCAACGTATTTGGGGTTGCCCATGATGTCAACGACAGCTTTGGACAGTCGTTGCTCTGGTGTAAGTTGTTTACCTATGGCTAGCATTATTCTTCCTCCTCTTCTTCATCTGTGGGGAAGGACACGACAACGTGACCGTATTCTTCGTGAGTGATCTCCCACTTGTGGGTTGGGCAAGTCTCCAACCATTCAAAAAATTCTTCGCGGGTCATTGTCATTCTCCTTACTTCTTGTCAGCGGCGAACATGTAGTTGTTGTCCATCGCCCACTGCGTGAATTTCTTGTTGGTCATCACAGTCTTGCGGTGAGCGTACTTGTCACTGGACACACCGTTGGCGAACATGCCCTGCGCTTCTTTGTCGAGGCGCACCATGTAGTCCATCCATGCGTCGATCCAGTCCGCACCAATAGTTGATAGGGTGCGATAGACAACCATACAGACGGCGGCGGCACTGTCAGGTACCTTGGCTGTCTTGGGTTCGTCCTTGATGGATTGCAGTGACGGCAGTTGGTCAGCGAGTTTGACGAATGCCATCAGGTCCATGGCCCCACGTTCACCGATAGTGCCCATGAGTAAACTTGTCAGGGTCTGATCGTCGAAGTGCTCACGGGACTTGAGCCAGTCGGACGCCGCCTCAAGAGAACGCGGTGTGACAAACGCCGTGCGCTGTTGTTTGGGGTGGTAGATGTAGGGGTTGTCGTCAGGGTCTTTGACGTCCTCGAAACTGTGGAACAGGTGCGGGTTGTCCTTGCACCAACCGAGCAGTGTGTGATCGACACCGTTGTTGATGCCCCACTCGATCCACTCCATGTTGTCAGGTTTACGTGCGGTGATGACCGTGATGCGGTTCCGTGCGTGTGGTGGTAGTAGGTCACCGACACCCTCCGCGCCGAGGTTAGTGGTCGCAAAGATTATCGAGTCAGGGTGTAACTCGTAACCACCGATCTTGCGTTCGAGCATGACGCGCAGTAGCGCATTCTTCACAGCGGGGTTGGCCTTGCCGTACTCGTCGATCATGAGAATGATCGGGGTCTTGTGATGTGCGCCCAGTTCCTCGTTGGTCGCGTATGCAACGTAATCGGCACCGTCGAGGTTGGACATCTTAGGTATGGTGATGTCACCCAAGTCCTTGGTGGTGCAGTCGAAGTAACACGCGATGTGGTTTGGTAGCGCACGTGATAACGTGTTGAGCAGTGAGGACTTACCTGTCCCCATGTGCCCTTGCACAAGTATCGTGCGTTGATGACCACCGACACGGATCGCGTTGTCAATTTGGTCAAGGCCGAGTGAGTACATTTGAATTGCTGAGTTCATGATATTTCTCCAGTTGATTTGTTAGTGCGGCACTAACTTGTTTACATGTCGATTGAAGGAAGTGACTTGATGACATCGTCAACAGCACGTTTGGTTTCTGCACGTAGGTAGCCATCCTCGCGCAATGCGTCAGGTGTGACACCGCGTAAGGTATCGTCAAGTTTCATGGCGAGAGCCGCCATCTGAGAGTCACCTGTCACGTTGCACACGTTAAGAAGTTCCACCATGTCGGTGACGTTGGACACCAAGGTGTCACGGAAGACCTTCTTCTGTTCGTGGTCGGCGTAGTCGAGGCGCTCGGACATCTTGGACAATGCCTTGTAAGCACGTTGCCACACGTCATCCATCGCGGACTTCAGTTGGTCGGCGTAGTAGGACTGATAGTGGTTGCGCACTAACTCGTTACCCTCGTTGCCTATGTCGATGCGGAAGTCACCCGCGTCTGGCAGTGGGATGTACGAGAAACGAAAGCGAAACTTGGACGCGATGCTGTCCGTCGATGGGTAATCGGCAGGGTCGAACATGTCGCCTAGTTTGGCTTGTGACTGTGCGATTGCCCAGTCGTACGCGTCGAGAAACGTCTGCACCATGCGCTCGTACTCGTTCTGCACCTCGGTCATCGCTTGGTGATACTTGAAGTATTGCGCGGTCGGCAGTAGGCGAAGCCCAGTGTCAGACCATGGCATTGTCATGCCGTAGTGTAGGTTACGGACGTTAGCTGTAAACTTCTGAACAGCAGTGAGTTCATCGCAGTTGCCCAGTAGCTTCTTGTGCACATTGGCGATACCTGCATCGGCATGGTGACGCGTGGTAACGTCTTGTGACGCACGCTTGTCTAGCTTGCGGCCAGTCCATGTGCTGATGCTGAGTTCTACCAACATTGACGCAGAGCCAATGGATGGTGCGTTTACCGCAGGTTGATTTGTTAGTGCGGCACTAACATTGCTTTGTTGTGTCATGTCGTTCTCCTGTATGACATAAGTTGCGTTAGCGTTGGTGGCCTACCACTTGCCATAGGACAAGAGCGGGAACCGTTGGGTAGACCACCAACTCTATATATTATGCCACAACTGACGAGATATGTCAAATGTTACCAAAACGTGTTGAGAAGTGTAATGTTCTGTTGTTTTGTGTAAAGTTCTTATATTGTTCGGAAGCAAGTATTTGATTTACAAGCAAAGTTCGATTATTCGCTAATTTGAGAAGTGAGGACTAGCGCGGAGGGGGGTGGACGGACGGAGTAAGAAACGAATCTTGTTAGTGCGACACTAACTTTACCCCTTGTATATACTTTTCTATAAAACGAATAATATATAATAATAATAAGAAAACTAAACAAACTACAAAAGCTGACAGGCAGGTTCTGCTAACGCTCCGCTCGGGTTGGTATGGTATGCCACCAAAACGCATTGTACGTTTGACATCTTCAAAAAACGAACTTTCACCGAACATTACGAACATTGCACCGAACAAAGGCTCAGCGCGACATGGAGAACTGGTATCGTGTGTTAGTGCGGCACTAACATGCCCGCTGCCGGTTGGCGTTTGATTCATCGCGTGTTAACACGTTTACGCACAGGCTCAGCGCGACATTGGGAACTGGTTTCGATAGGCACAAAAAAAGGCAGAGCCGAAGCTCTGCCTTAGTTGTTACTGTGTGATGCCCTCCCAGATCATCGCGGGTGTTAGGCATGAATTGGTTGGTGTCCAATATGATTCGTCCCATGACTCACAACCTAGTAACAAGTTAATGAATATGAAGGCTAGAAAAAAGCCGGTGAGTGCGAGGGCGATTACCGCCCCCGCTGTTTCGACTAAGCGTCTCATTTAAGAACCGCCAGTGCCGCTTTGACTTTGGCAACCATGTCAGTGACATCGAACGTTGCCTCTTCTGCCTGTTGGCATACCTTGATGACATCGTTCAGATTGTCACGGATACGCTGATCCAGTGGGCGATTGCGTGAACCCGCACCATCTGATGGCTTGTCAGCTTCCAAGCGCTTTGTAAGCTGGCGCTTGAAGTCATTGCGACGTGCGCCAATCTGTTGTTGCCAGTAGCGGCGCGTTGTCTTCTGGGCGTCTGTTAACGACTTAACAGGCTTAGCCAGTAGCTTCTGAATGTCAGCGTTGAAGCCGAGCACGATGGCATCGTTCAGCGCGTTGAATTCGTCAGCCTTGACCGTCGAACCCTCAGACTTTGGCGAAACAAAGTCAGTAGGCTTATCGAACCCATCCGCGATAAGCGCATCAAGTGCGGCAACGCCCGCCTTGTCTGCACGGATGGAAGTAGATACTGCTTTAGAGACCGCAGTGATTGTCTGTTGGGATAAAGTACGCATGTCATATCTCCTATGATTGACAGTTAAGTTAACGCCAACGGTTCCCGCCGTTGACAATTACATTAAGCCTGTTTCGTGATAACAAATCAATAGATAAACAAACAAAACAGCACAAAAATACAAAACTCGATAGGCCGATGTTAGTGCGGCACTAACAAATCACCAGACGCGAACCCCACCCTACCCCCACCACCCCGCTGTCAGCTTGTGACTCCGTATTACCTATGTATTACTAATCTGCGTGAACAATCGTAAAATTCCTGAGTTCGACCCCCACCCCCCTCATATATAGGAACACCCCCCGGTAGGAGTCCCAACCTCCTTGCACGAAAACAAATTATTGTGTATAACTCGACAGTAACGGTGAATAACCTGCGGAAACAGTATGACTTTGATGCTTGAACCAGAGATTGGTGTTCCGTATTCGGACAGCATTCCCTATATGGACTTGCGTGCACGGGCAGAGGCTGCGTGCAATACGGCTTCTATGCTTTCAGAACACGGTTTGAACCTTGAACCGACCGCAGAAGACGAGAATACCGCCGCGAAACTCGCGTTGGCTTACGCTGATAACCCTGAAAAGACCTCGAAAAAGGTCACAAACAAGCGTGCAGCCAAGCTCCCACCCCCGGCACTCGTAGCTACTCACGGAATCCTTACACAGTTCGGGCATTCGGTAGTGGAGAGCGCGGTCCAAGTACGCCACTTGGTCACAAATAAGCTGATTGAAGAGACCGAAAACCCTGATCCACGGGTGCGAATCCGTGCATTAGAGCTTTTGGGTAAAATATCGGACGTTGGTTTGTTTACAGAGAAGACAGAAGTCACAATTACCCACCGAACCACGGACGAATTGCGTGAAAGCCTGCGTTCTAAGCTGGCAAAACTCGTAAATCCCGAGGAAAACATCGAAGAAGCGGTGTATACGGAGGTAGATGTCGATGCAGAACTCGGTATCGAGGACGAAACCGATGAATGATATGGCGTTAGACTTCTCTGAGGCCGACATCCAGAAACTTCTGGACAATTTAGACGCGTTTTCGCCAGATGAAATCGCTGAAATTGACAAAATGGCGGGAGAACTTACGGCCCGCAAAGAAAATCAAGCCGCTTACGACGATTTAATTGAATTTTGTAAGCGGATGCAGCCAGATTACATCGTGGGTAAGCATCATCGTATGCTTGCTGACATGTTAATGGACATCGCAGAGGGTAAGAAGGACCGTATCTGCGTCAATATTCCGCCCCGCCACGGAAAATCACAACTCGTATCTATTATGTTCCCGGCGTGGTTTCTGGGGCGGAACCCTACAAAGAAAGTCATGATGGTGTCTCACACCACTGACCTTGCTGTCGATTTTGGTCGTAAAGTACGTAACCTAATTGCCACCGACGCGTACCGTTCGGTATTTCCTACCACTTCACTGGCACAGGATAGCAAATCAGCAGGTAGATGGAACACCAACGTTGGAGGTGAATACTATGCGTGCGGTATTGGCTCGGCCTTGGCTGGTCGTGGCGCTGATTTACTTCTTGTTGACGATCCTCACTCTGAGCAAGACGTTATTAACGGAAACTTTGAAGTGTTCGAGAAAGCCTACGAATGGTTCACCTTCGGCGCAAGAACTCGACTTATGCCCGGGGGACGGGTAGCGATCATTCAGACGCGTTGGCACATGGACGATCTGACGGGGCGTGTGACGAACGATATGTCTAAGAACGCCCGTGCTGACCAGTACGAGGTGGTGGAGTTCCCCGCGATCCTAGAGGTCAAGAACAAGAAAACGAATCAGTACGTAGAGAAACCACTGTGGCCTGAGTTCTTCGATTTGGACGCGTTACTGCGTACCAAAGCGTCTATGCCAGCCTTCCAGTGGAATGCGCAGTACCAGCAACAGCCGACCGCTGAAGAGGCGTCGATTATTAAGCGTGAGTGGTGGAACATCTGGGAGCAGGACAACCCGCCTCCCTGTGAGTACATCATCATGTCGCTGGACGCGGCAGCAGAAACCCACAACCGTGCAGACTATACTGCACTGACTACGTGGGGGGTGTTTCTCAACGAAGAGACAAGCGCGTACAATATTATTTTGCTAAATAGCATCAAAAAGCGTATGGAGTTCCCAGAACTCAAAGAGCTTGCGATGGATGAATATTCTGAATGGGACCCCGATGCGTTTATCGTGGAGAAGAAGTCCGCAGGGACTGCGCTCTACCAAGAGATGCGCCGTATGGGGCTACCTGTCTCTGAGTATACCCCTCACCGAGGGTCTGGTGACAAGATGGCACGTCTGAACTCTGTATCGGATATTGTTGCATCAGAGCTAGTTTGGGTGCCGCCTACCAGATGGGCAGAAGAAGTGATAGAAGAGATTGCCGGATTCCCTTTTATGAGTCATGATGACCTTGTGGACTCAACGGTGATGGCTCTTATGAGATTCAGGCAAGGGGGCTTCATCAGGTTGCCAACGGACGAGCCTGAAGAACAAAGATACTTTAAGCAAAGACGCGGCGGGTATTACTGAGAGGTTAAGTTATGGCTATAGAAAAAGGAATCTACTCCGCCCCCGAAGGCGTCTCTGAGGAGGAGAACGGCGAAGAGCTAGAGATCGAGATTGTCGATCCCGAAGCGGTCACGCTGTCTGATGGGTCTATGGAGATCACCATAATCCCTGACGTGGAGATTAGTGACTTTGTCGAATTTGACATGAACCTTGCCGAGGTTCTGGACGATAGCCACCTACAAGAATTATCGGGAGACCTTGTTGGTCTCATCGAAGCCGATATTGACGGACGTAAAGAATGGGCTGATACGTTCGTCAAGGGCTTGGACGTGCTGGGCTTCAAGTATGAAGAACGTACGGAGCCGTGGGAAGGGTCCTGTGGGGTCTATTCCACCGTGCTCGCGGAAGCTGCTATCCGCTTCCAAGCAGAAACAATGTCTGAAACGTTCCCTGCTGCGGGGCCTGTAAAGGTCAAAATCCTTGGGCAAGAAACAAAGGAGAAGATGGAAGCCGCAGAGCGCGTTAAAACGGACATGAACTACGAGTTGACCGAGCGTATGGTCGAGTACCGCTCCGAACACGAGCGGCTCCTGTACAGCCTTGGGTTGGCTGGTAGCGCATTTAAGAAGGTCTACTACGATCCAAACGTGGGTCGTCAGGTAGCTATCTATATTCCAGCGGAAGATGTGATTGTGCCTTACGGTGCGAGCCACATTGAGACCGCAGAGCGTGTGACACACGTCATGCGCAAGACCAAGAATGAGTTGCGCAAGCTACAGGCAGCGGGGTTTTACCGTGACGTCGAGCTAGGCGAACCACAACCATACCACTCAGATATTGAAGAACGTAAAGCGGAAGAGGGTGGGTTCTCACTCACCGATGACAACCGCTATGCGTTGTACGAAATACACGCTGATTTTGTTATCGAAGGTATCGACGATTCAGACGAAGAGATTGCAAAACCGTACGTTGTCACTATCGAACGCGGTAGTGGCGAGGTGTTGGCTATTCGCCGTAACTGGAGCGAAGAAGACGACCTACATCTGAAGCGTCAGCACTTTGTGCATTATGTGTACGTGCCGGGATTTGGTTTCTACGGGCTTGGCCTCATCCATATCATTGGTGGATATGCGAGGGCAGGCACGTCCTTGATACGTCAGCTTGTTGATGCTGGTACGCTCTCCAACCTCCCGGGAGGGCTGAAGTCCCGTGGACTCCGTATCAAGGGCGATGATACGCCGATTGAACCCGGCGAGTGGAAGGATGTTGATGTGCCTAGCGGGTCTATCCGCGACAACATCATGCCGCTTCCCTACAAAGAACCTAGCCAAACCCTTCTTGCCTTACTGAATCAAATTACGAACGAAGGACGTAGGCTAGGCGCTATTTCAGACATGAACATCTCAGACATGTCTGCGAATGCGCCTGTTGGCACAACGCTTGCTTTGCTTGAGCGGACGTTGAAGCCTATGGCTGCGGTACAAGCCCGCGTCCATTACGCCATGAAACAAGAGTTTAAGATGCTCAAGGAGATCATGGCGGAGTATGCACCCGAGGATTATGGCTACGAGCCACATCGTGGTGAGATCAGCGCACGTCAGCTTGACTATGCGATGGTGGACGTTATTCCGGTCAGCGACCCGAACTCCTCGACGATGGCACAACGGGTTGTGCAGTACCAAGCTGTGCTTCAGATGGCGCAGTCAGCACCACAAATTTATGACCTGCCACAGCTACACAGGCAGATGATTGAAGTATTGGGCGTGAAGAACGCCGACAAACTCGTTCCCACACGGGACGACGCAAAACCTGCCGATCCAGTCAGCGAGAACATGGACGCACTGGTTGGCAAGCCTATGCGGGCATTTATCTACCAAGATCATCAGGCGCACATTGCAGCGCATACGTCCTTCATGCAGGACCCGCAGATTGCTCAGATGATTGGTCAGAACCCGCAAGCCCAGCAGATTATGGCGTCTCTACAGGCCCATATCGCAGAACACCTTGGCTTCCAGTATCGTCAGCAGATCGAGGAGAAGCTAGGAGCACCGCTCCCACCGCCCGGCGAGGAGCTACCAGAGCAAATCGAAGTGGATTTGTCACGTCTCGTTGCAGAGGCAGGCGCACAGCTTATGCAAAGTCATCAGCAAGAAGCAGCGCAGAAGCAGGCTCAGCAACAGCAGCAAGACCCTGTGTTCCAACAGAAACAAGCAGAGCTACAGATCAAGGCACAAGAAGTGCAGCGTAAAGCAGCTAAAGACCAGCAAGAGACACAAATCAAGCAAGCTGAACTGCAACGCAAGGCCCAGAAGGACCAGATTGACGCTGTATTGGATGCCGAAAAGCTCAAACTTGATAGGCAAGAACTTCAGCTTGACGCCCAGAAAGAGGGTGTTCGTGTGGCGGCAGACCGTCGCAAGGACAACAACAAGCTAGATTTAGAGATTGCCAGAATGATGGATAACCGTAACAGGGGTAAATAATGGCAAAAACCGTCTTTGACGTGCTCAATGAACGTATCGACGAGCAAATCTCGTCTGCACAAGTTTTCCTAAATAGTGGGTCTGCTAAAGACTACGCTAATTATAGGGAAGTTGTTGGTCTTCTTCGGGGTCTTGAGGTCAGCAAACAATTCGTAGAAGACCTCTCGCGTAATTTTATGGATGACGATGATGACTAAAACTCAAGCACTAGAACTGCCTGATGCACTGCAAGAGAAAATTGAGGCACAACAAGAGCGCTTTGAAGCTGCTCGTAAGGATTTGACGCCAGAGGAGTGGGAAGCACAGCTACCCAAGCCCGTTGGCTACCGCCTCCTAATTGCTCTGCCTGATGTAGAAGAATATTACCAAGGTAGTACGCTACTCAAAACCACTGAAGCCATGCACCGTGAGTACATCACGTCAATCATGGGCGTCGTTTTGGACATGGGCGCGGACGCGTATACTGACAAAGAACGCTTCCCCGAAGGTCCGTGGTGTAAAGAAGGCGACTACGTAATGTTCCGTATGAATACGGGAACCCGCTTCAAGGTAAATGGTAAGGAGTTTCGTCTGATGAACGATGACTCCGTGGAGGCCGTTATCCCTGATCCCCGTGGCATCATGGCAGTATAGGAGGCAAAACATGCCGTTTCAAAAAGTAGAATTTGAGTTTCCTGACGAAACTAAAGACGAGAAAGCAGTCGACATCGAGATCGAACCGTCGAGTGCAGAAGAGGTAGATATTGGTGGGAAGAAGGCTAAAGCAAAAGCTCAGCAATCTAAGGATGTCGTTGAAAGCGAAGTGGATTCTGACGACGACGAGTATGAGATTGAAGTGGTTGACGATACGCCCAAGGCTGATCGCAACCGTAAGCCGTCTGATCCCCCTGAAGACGTTACGGACGAAGAACTGGAGGATTACTCCGAGAAGGTTCGTAAGCGTATCCAGCATTTCAGCAAAGGTTACCACGATGAGCGTAGGGCTAAAGAACAGGCTCAGCGCGAGCGTGAAGAGCTTGAAAGGCTCTCTCAGCAGCTTGTTGAAGAGAATAAAAAACTCAAGGCCAACGTAAATAAGAACCAGACGGCTCTGCTTGAACAAGCTAAGAAAAGCGCGGCATCAGAGCTAGAAGGGGCTAAAAAGGCATACAAAGACGCGTATGAGGCTGGAGACTCAGATAAAGTCCTCGAAGCGCAAGAAAGTCTAACCAATGCCAAGATTAAGGCTGATAGGCTAAATAATTTCAAGTTACCAGCTTTACAGGAAGAAGAAACTCCTGTTAAGGTGGCATCAGAACCCGCTCCAGAGCCAGTTCAGGTTGATGCAAAGGCACAGGCTTGGCAAGAAGCTAACCCTTGGTTCAATCAGGACATAGAGATGACAAGTTATGCACTGGGGCTGCATAATAAACTTGTCAACGAGGAGGGGGTAGCCCCTTCGAGTGATGAATACTACGAGCGAATTGACGCTCGTATGCGACAGTTATTCCCCGAAAATTTCGAGGATGACGCGGAGGTAGAACCGAAGCCAAAGAGAAAGTCAAATGTGGTTGCACCCGCTACGCGGAGCACAGCACCTAAGAAGATTAGGTTAACGCAGACACAACTGACCCTCGCAAAACGTCTAGGTCTAACTCCAGAACAGTACGCCAAACAGGTTGCATTAGATATGAGGAAAGAAAATGGCTGAGAATCGTATAAACCGAGAACTTGAGTCCCGTGAAAAAACGACCCGTAAGAAGGCTTGGCAGCGTCCCGAAGTGCTTCCAGCACCAAATCCCGAGCCGGGTTATGAATTTCGTTGGATTCGCGTTAGTTCACTAGGTAATGTTGACGCCACGAACGTTTCCTCAAAACTTCGTGAAGGTTGGGAACCCGTAAAGGCTACGGATCACCCTGAAATTACGTTGGTTACTATCGAGAACGATAAGTTCAAAGATAACGTCGTAATTGGTGGTTTGTTGCTTTGTAAGGCTCCAGCGGAACTTGTCACCGAGCGTAATGACTACTATCAACAGCAAACCCGCTCGCAGATGCACTCCGTTGACAACAACCTCATGAGAGAAAACGACCCTCGTATGCCTCTGTTTAACGACAGAAAAACGAAGGTTACATTTGGTAACGGAACTTAATAGGAGCTTAAAATGGCTTATCCTACTGTAAGCGGGCCTTACGGCCTAGTTCCGGTAAAACTGTTGAGCGGCTCTCCTTTCGTGGGCGTAACTCGTCACTTCAAAATTGCGAGTGGCTACGCTACTTCCATCTTCTATGGGGACGCTGTAAAACTAGTTACCGGAGGCACTGTCGAACGCGATACGTTTGATGCTGCCATGACACCTGTCGGTGTTTTCCTTGGTTGCACGTACACTGATCCAAACCTTGGCTACAAGGTATGGCGTCAGTCGTATCCTGCAAGCACTGTCGCATCTGACATCGAAGCATTCGTTGCAGATGGTACTGACATTCTGTTCAAAGCCGCTGTTGTATCTTCTGGTACAACCATTGGTGATCTTGCACAGACCGACATTGGTGCCAACGTCGCGGGTGTAGACAATACTGGTGATTCTACTTCGGGTAACTCCCGTTGTGCGATTTCAGATACGTCTGCAACCACTAACACTCTTCCTTTCCGTATCATCGGATTGGTTGAGGAAACCAAAAACAGCTCGGGTGGTTATACCGAAGCCTACGTTAAATGGAACGCAGGCCATCAGTATGACAGCACGACTGGCGTATAAGGAGGAGTAGACAATGGCTATTTCACGCGCCCAGTTACTTAAAGAACTCCTTCCCGGCCTGAACGCTCTGTTCGGAATGGAGTACGCGAAATATGGCGAAGAGCACGCCGAAATTTACGAAACTGAGTCCTCAGACCGCTCATTTGAGGAAGAGACCAAATTATCGGGCTTCTCAGCAGCACCTGTTAAAAACGAAGGTGCCGCGATTGAGTACGATAATGCTCAAGAAGCATGGACCGCGCGTTATACGCACGAGACCGTGGCGATGGGTTTCTCTATTACTGAGGAAGCTATCGAAGATAACTTGTATGACTCTTTGTCTGCTCGTTATACCAAGGCTCTCGCACGTGCTATGGCGTACACCAAACAGGTTAAAGCTGCTGCAATCTTGAACCAAGCGTTCACAGGTTCTGGCAACCCAACCTACGGTGACGGCAAGGTACTTTGTGCCACCGACCACCCGCTTGTTTCTGGCGGTACCAACTCCAACCGTCCTACTGTTGCTGCTGATCTCAACGAGACTTCTCTTGAAGCCGCAGTTATTCAGATCGCTGGTTGGACTGACGAGCGTGGTCTGCTCATCGCAGCTAAGCCTCGTAAGCTGGTTATTCCACCGAACCTACAGTTCGTTGCAACTCGTTTGCTCGACACTGAAGGACGTGTGGGTACGGCTGACAACGACATCAACGCCATCCGTAACAACGGTTCGATCCCAGAGGGTTACACTGTTAACCACTATCTGACCGATACCGACGCATGGTTCTTGATGACCGACGTTCCTAACGGCTTGAAGCACTTTGTCCGTACTCCGATGTCTACGTCTATGGACGCTGACTTCGATACTGGCAACAGCCGCTATAAAGCCCGTGAGCGTTATTCGTTCGGGGTATCTGACCCACTGGGCATCTTCGGTTCGCCGGGTGCTTAATAGGGAGGGGGCAATTTATTTGCCCCCTTTCTCTTTATATGCTATAAGAAGTTAATCCCTGACAGTTTCGTGGTGAAACTGACACTAGCCAAGACAGGAGATTCACATGGCTAATACTACGTTCCAAGGTCCAGTCCGTTCTGAGAATGGCTTTAAGGACATCACTAAAGCTGCTGGCACTGGCACCGTAACTGAGAACATCTCGATTACGCACGACGGTACTAACAGCGTTGTTATCTTCACTGATCTTCCGACTTCTGATCCGTCTGTCGCAGGGCAGCTTTGGAGTAACTCAGGCGTTCTGACGGTCTCCGCAGGTTAAGGAGATAGCTCATGTCTAATTCAGACGTTCGCGCCAAACGCGTTACCGCCGCAGCCTCTCTCGCAGTAGGCCCAGCGCGTATCCGTCAGGTGCAAGTGTTGACAGGGGCAGGAGCAGGGCGTCTAACCATCACTGATGGTGATGGAGGTTCGACTGTTTTGGACCTCGATTTCCTTGCGTCTGATTCCCACTCTGTAAACATCCCCGATTGGGGCATACGTTGTGAGACTGATGTGTTCATCACTGCGATGACCAACATCACGGCCATGACGGTGTTCTACAGCTAGGGGGCGGGTATGAGAGCTTACTACAAAAAAGGTGGCTCCGTAAAAACCGCTGCGTGGCAACGCAAGGAAGGCAAAAGTGAGTCTGGTGGGCTGAACGCCAAAGGTGTTGCGAGTTACCGTCGGGAAAACCCCGGCAGTAAACTCAAAACGGCTGTGACTACAAAACCCAGCAAACTCAAAAAAGGCTCTAAAGCGGCAAAACGTCGCAAGTCATTTTGTGCCCGCATGAAGGGCATGAAGAAGCGCAATACCAGCGCAAAGACTGCAAACGATCCGAACAGCCGTATTAACAAGAGCTTACGAAAATGGAACTGCTGATATGGCGATTTCACGGACACAAATGGGGTCTCAACTAAGAGGTGACAGGATGCCCGCGAAATCTGCAAAACAACAACGTTTTATGTCCGCAGTAGCAAACAACCCAAAGTTTGCAAAGAAAGTTGAAGTACCTAAAAGCGTAGGAGAAGAGTTCATGAAAACCAAAAAATACCAGATGGGTGGAATGACCCAAATGCGCCAAGCACCGCAAGACGAGTCTTTGATGAAGGGTCGTAATCGTCGTATGCCTTCTATGCCAGACGCGCCAATGGCTCCTCCAAAGCCGTTGCCCGGCAAGCCTAAGAAGAAGCGTCAAGGTCCACGCGGTGGCCCGGGAATGCCTCAAATGCCCATGATGAAGTCTGGCGGTATGGCTAAGAAATACAAGTCTGGCGGCAAAGTTCGTGGCTGTGGTATGGCGAAACAAGGTGTTCGCGCTGCCAAAATGGTAACGATGAAAGGTTCCTAATGCGCCGATACTACCGAAACTCAGGCTGCGGCTGTTCGGAATGTAATAAGGGCTACAAGAAAGGCGGCTCGGTGAAGGATGCGTGTTATCACAAGGTGAAATCACGCTACAAAGTCTTCCCGTCCGCCTATGCTTCTGGAGCGATTGCGTCTTGCCGAAAGAAGGGCGCTAAGAACTGGGGCAACAAAGGAAGTAAGTAATGGCTGTTCGTAAGACTGCAAAAGGTGCTGCACTGAAACGCTGGTTCAAAGAGGACTGGAAAGATGTGCGTACTGGCAAGGCTTGCGGACGAACGAAAGGGGAGAAGCGCGGCACACCGTATTGTAGACCTACAAAACGTGTATCAAGTAAGACCCCCAAAACCAGTGGCGAGATGAGTTCTTCCGAGAAGAAGAGCAAAATCGCACAGAAAAAGCGGTTAGGACAACCTGCTGGCAAGCCTCGCAGAGTGTCTCCCGCTAAGCGGAAAAGGGGGAAGAAGTGATGGAAATCTTCCAGAACGGCAGGTTCTCTACAGGTGAACCAGTGTACCAAATTGGCACAAAGAATGCTGATGGTACATACGAAGTAAAAGTCTTTGACCTGATGACCAAAGCACAGGCAGAGGCAAAGCTAGAGTCTATGGGTGGCAAGAAAAAGCCTGCGGCCTCGAAGAAAAAAGCTGTACCTGACTATTCGGGTATGACTAAAACTGAACTTGAAGCGTTTATGCGCGAGTACGGTGTGGAGTTGGACCGTCGTAAGACGAAAGCCGACTTGATGAAACAAGTAGACGAGTATTTTAATGGCTAAAGGCGTTAAACATTACTTTGCTGACGGCAGAGAGCATAAAGGCGGGATGCACAAGCACCCTGACGGAAAGCTCATGACAGGTAAAGTAATGTCTAACACTTCAAAGAAACTCTACCATTACGGTGAGTTATCTGCGAAAGCTAAGAAAAAAGCTCGTAGTGGGTGGAAAAAATGACGACATCGGGTACAACCGCATTTGATATGGACTTCACGGAAATCGCTGAAGAAGCGTGGGAGCGTGCTGGTCGTGAAATGCGGTCAGGCTACGACCTACGTACCGCACGTCGTTCTATGAATCTGCTGACCATTGAGTGGCAGAACCGTGGTATCAATTTGTGGACGATTGACGAAGGTTCAATCAGCCTAACCACGGGTACTTCTGAGTACGATCTTCCCGCCGATACGATTGATTTGTTAGAGCAGGTTATTCGTACTGGAGACGGGAATCAGAGCACGCAATCCGATCTTACCATAAGTCGTATTAGTGTGAGCACTTACGCATCAATTCCTAACAAGTTATCACGTGGTAGGCCAATACAGGTCTGGATCGAACGTCTGCGTGACAATCCTAAAATAAATGTTTGGCCTGTTCCTGACTCCGATCAGTATGTGTTCCGCTATTGGCGTATGCGCCGTATTCAGGACGCGGGAAGCGGTGTACAAACAGCAGATATGAACTTTAGGTTTCTCCCCTGCCTCGTTTCTGGGTTGGCGTACAATATCGCCCTTAAAGTACCAGAACTTGTGGAACGCGTTCCTCTCTTAAAGCAGGTCTACGAGGAGCAGTTCCAGTTGGCTGCTGGCGAGGACAGGGAGAAAACCCCGGCACGTTTCGTGCCTCGTGCAATGAGGGTCTGATATGGCTACTCAATTTGCATCGAGCCAAAAAGCGTTAGGGGTATGCGATGTATGTGGATTTACGTACAGGCTCCGTGAAATGCGGAATTTGGTACGTAAGGGGCGAGATACGAACATTAAGGCTTGCCCTGAATGTTGGAATCCAGACCATCCGCAGCTTAAATTGGGCGAGTTCCCAGTACACGATCCGCAAGCATTGCGCGATCCGCGACCCGATTCTAACCAATACGCCTCTAGCCGTGCGCTTATAGAGCCAGTTAAGCCCGTTGTAGGGACTGGATTTATAGGACAAGTTACGGTACAAATTACATAGGAGTGATACTATGCGTAAGAAAACTCAAAAGCCTGCTAAGAAAAAGATGCAGAAGATGAAAATGAAGAAGGGCGGCGGTATCAAAGTTCGTGGTACTGGTGCTGCAACCAAAGGGCTATATGCTCGCGGGCCTATGGGGTAAGTCATGAATTACACCGAGCTGACAACTAACATCGAAGATATTACGGAGAACTCGTTCACCGCAGATCAGCTCGCTATGTTCACCCAACAGGCTGAGCAGAAAATCTATAATACTGTTCAGATTCCCGCGCTGCGGCGTAATGTTACGGGTACTTTGAGTTCAGGTAATAAGTATCTGGGCGCTCCCACCGACTTTCTTTATACCTACAGCCTTGCGGTTGTAGATGGTGATGGAGAGTATCACTTCCTGCTAAACAAGGACGTTAACTTTATCAGGGAGGCTTACCCCACGCCCACGGCTACGGGTTTGCCAAAACATTATGCTTACTTTGACGACGACTCAATCATCCTCGGACCTACCCCAGACAGTAACTACACAATGGAATTACATTACGGATATTATCCTGAATCCATCGTTACTGCTAACACTACATGGCTTGGGGACGAGTTTGATTCTGCTCTACTTAACGGTGCGCTACTGGAAGCACTGAGGTTTATGAAGGGCGAACCTGACATGGTTCAGATGTATGAACGCATGTATGTACAGTCACTGAAACTGCTCAAAATGCTTGGTGACGGTAAACTACGAGAAGACACTTACCGTTCTGGGCAGTTCAGAATGGAAGTAGAATAGGAGGCTAGAAATGGCAATTACTCAAGCAATGTGCACGTCTTTCAAAAAAGCCCTTCTCGATGGTGAGATGGACTTTAGCTCAGACACGTCACAAACTTTTAAGATCGCATTGTTCACGTCTTCAGCTACGCTGGACGCGTCTACAACTGCGTATAGTACAACGAACGAAGTAACCGGGACGGGTTATACAGCAGGTGGTAACACGTTAACTGTTGTTGCTCCCACGACGTCTGGTACCACTGCGTACCTAGATTTCTCTGATACTACGTGGTCCACGGCGACAATTACGGCGCGTGGAGCGTTAATTTATCAGTCTGGTGGTTCTAACCCAGCGGTTGCGGTTCTTGATTTTGGCGCGGATAAAACGTCTACGGCGGGTGATTTTACTATTCAGTTCCCGACTGCGGATGCGTCAAACGCTATTATCAGGATTGCGTGATGAATTATGGCTGATGTACTCGTTACCTATAGAGGGTGGGCCGCAGGAGGCTGGGGTGACACCGCGTGGGGTACTGATGTACAGATGCCATCAGCTACAGGTGCAGTTGGTACTGTATCTGTTAGCGGTGCAGCGACGGTCCAACCTACTGGGCTACAGGCTACAGCAAGCGTAGGATCAGTCACTGTTGTTGCGGAAGCTAATATCTTCCCAACAGGTGTCGCGGCTACAGGAGCAGTTGGTACTGTCGATGTAGTTGCTGACGCAAATGTAGCGGTTACAGGGGTCGCGGGCACTTCTGCTCTTGGTTCAGTAACCGTAACGGCAGACGCAAATGTCTACCCGACAGGTCTTGAAGCGACCGCAGGGTTAGGTATTGTATCTGTCACCGCCGATGCAAATGTATCGGTAACTGGAAACGCGGCGACCACCTCTCTTGGAGATGTGACGGTCACAGCCGATGCGAACGTTCAACCGTCTGGGCTTGCAGCTACAGGCGGATTAGGCACGGTAAGTATAGTTGCCGAAGCCAACATCTACCCGACTGGGGTAAGCGCCACAGGTGCCATTGGCACTGTCACCACAACAGCGGACGCCAACGTCCCAACATCTGGTCTAGCAGCCACAGGTGCTGTAGGAACGGTGTTTGTAGCGTTTGGAGTAACTTTCTCCGTTACAGGCGTGACTGGTACGCCGCAGTTAGGTGATGTAACAACAAAAGCCGACGCAGATGTGTTGGTCACAGGTGTAAATGCAACAGGCGCGGTAGGTACGGTCTTTATTTGGGGTGACATAGATGACGATCAAAATCCCAACTGGCAAAATATTACTAGCGCACAGACACCAACTTGGGGTAATGTTTCAACAGGACAGACTCCGAATTGGCAAGATATAGCCGCGTGAGGATTAAAAGATGACGACACAATACACTTCGATACTAAAACTCGCCCTTCCTGTCCAAGGGGAGCTTAGTGGTACGTGGGGCGATGTAGTAAACGACAACATCACCTCGATGGTTGAGGAGGCTGTCGCTGGGCGTGCCGTCATCAATACATGGACAACTAACTCGCATACGCTGACGACTGCGGACGGTACGACTGCCGAATCCCGTTGCGCGATGCTGGAGTTTACGGATACTGGCGCGGCACTTACCGGAGCGGCTACCGTTGTCTGCCCTAGCGCCTCTAAACTTTATGTTTGTAAGAATGACTCAGGACAACAAGTTACTATCCAAACTGCTGCTGGCACTGGTGTGGCTATCCCCGATGGGCAGACCATGTTTGTGTTCTGTGACGGTACGAACGTCGAGCAGTGTACGACGAACTTCAATTCGCTTAGCTTTAACGACTACACCCTAAGTTTTGGCGGTGCAGTTACTACTGCTGGAGCGTTCACGACTTCAGGCGCATACGCGCTTACCCTGACTACAACTGGCGCGACTAACGTAACGCTGCCTACTACGGGCACGCTGGCAACGCTGGATGGTACGGAAACCCTTACCAACAAGACGTTGACTGCACCGACTATCTCGTCTCCAACGCTGACGGGTTCTATCTCTGCAACTGACCTGACGATCTCTGGCGATACTACGATTGGTGACGCCGCTGCGGATGGCCTTACAGTTAACGCGACTGTTACGTCTAACTTGATCTTTACTGACAATACCTACGATATTGGTGCGTCTGGTGCCACTCGCCCACGTAACTTGTTCTTGGCGGGTAATGCGACGATTGGCGGTACGGTAACGCTTTCTGGCGGTATTGATGTTACTGGTGCGCTAGGTGTCGATGGTGACTTCGACGTAAATACCGACAAGTTTACCGTTGCGTCTGCTACGGGCGACACGCTTGTTGCGGGCACTCTTGACGTCACTGGTGTGACCACTGCGACTGGCGGTCTCAACGTCGATACGATTAACGAAATCACCGCTGCTGGTGGTGTCACTATTGATGGTGTTTTGCTGAAAGACAACGGCATCACAGGTACGGGTAATCTTAGCTTCGACGGCGGCACAATCAAGCTGGATGGTAACTATCCTACGGGTACGGATAACGTTGCTTTGGGCAACAATACTTTGAGCGACGGGTCTTTTGTCGGGTCCGGTAACATCGCCATTGGTGACAGCGTAGGCAGCGGAATTACCACGGGTACTAATAACATTGGTATCGGTCGGGATGCTATGACGGGGGTCATTACGGGTGGCGACAACATCGCCATTGGCCGTGGCGCTGGCGCTGCGATTGACTCGTCATCGAATAACATTGCAGTTGGGGTTTTGGCACTTACTGCGAATACTACCGGGTTTGAGAATACGGCCATCGGGCGTCTGGCGCTTACTGCAAACACTACGGGTAACCGGAATACCGCGATTGGCGCTCAAGCACTAGATGCTAATACTACTGCGGCTAACAACGTCGCGGTCGGGTATGCGGCTCTTAGCGAAAATACTACCGGAAGCGTGAATACAGCGGTAGGTAACGCCGCCCTAGTTCTTAATACCACGGGTTCTAGCAATGCCGCTTTTGGGTACAATGCGGGCGGTTCCGTTACGACGGGGGTTAATAATACTCTGGTAGGCACCCAAGCAGGGGACTCTATTACCACGGGGGCGTATAACACGCTTCTTGGTAAGGATGCTGGTGGGGCGATCTCAACGGGGGGCTACAATACTTTTATCGGTGGGTTGGCTGGTGATGCTTTAACCACCAGTAACTATAATACCGCCGTTGGTTTCCAGTCTCTGACGTCAGTTTCCACCGCCTCTAACACTGCCGCACTAGGCGCACTGTCTGTTTTTAGTCTGACCACTGGGGTTAGCAACGTCGCATTAGGTTACGCTGCCCTTTACAACACCACTACGGGTAACACCAATGTAGGTATCGGACAGCAGTCACTTAATGCAAATACCACGGGGTCTAGCAACACCGCTATCGGCCACCAATCTCTGTACACGGTAGAAACCGCTACCAATAACGTCGCGGTTGGGTATCAGTCGCTTTTCAACGTCACGTCAGGCGACAACACAGCAGTTGGCTTTAAGGCCGCAACCTCCGCTACCACGGGTACGGGCAATACGGCTATCGGTACTAATTCTCTTTCCCTTACTACTACAGGGGCATATAACGTTGCGGTTGGCGGGTCAGCTACCGGGGTTGTTGCGTCAGCTTTACAGCAAAATGTTTCAGGCAACAATAACACCGCAGTGGGCGTTGGCGCATTTGCCAATAACACTACCAATAACAACACTGGTTTGGGCTTTAAGGTTGCTTACGCAACTACCACTGGTTCTAGCAACGTTGCTATTGGTTATCAGACTCTTATCGCTAACACCACTGGGTCGTTGAACGTAGCTGTAGGGCAATCCGCGCTTGGCGCGAATACGACAGGCTCCACTAACACTGCGCTGGGATATAGCGCTGCCAATGCGAATACCACAGGGACGTTCATAACCGCCGTTGGCGTTGGTGCGTTTGAAAAAACGACAACTAATAATGCTAACACTGGTCTGGGTTACTACGCTGGGCGTTTCGTGGAAAGCGCAAGTAACACCGCTATTGGTACGCAGGCACTATACGGTGTTTCTGGGTCCAGTACCGGAGGAAGTAACACAGCGGTTGGTTACCAAGCTGGATACAGTACCACTACCGCAGCTAACAACGTTGCTGTTGGCGCAGGGAGCCTCTTTTATACTACAGAAGGGGGCCAAAACACTGCCGTTGGTCGCTCTGCACTGAACGCCAACACCACCGCAAGCAACAACACAGCAGTGGGGTATCAGGCTGGAATTAGTAATACTACGGGCGGTAGCAACACGATTGTCGGCTATCAAGCGTTGTATGCTAACACTTCAGGTAGCAGTCTTACGGCAGTCGGTTCAGCGGCACTTGTGTCTAATACTACGGCGTCGTTCAACACGGCTATCGGTTGGCAGGCTGGCCAGCAAAACACCACGGGTAGTACCAACACTTTCCTCGGTGCGTTTTCTGGAGAACAAAATACGACCGGGAACGGGATCACCGTTGGGGGTTATGCGGCTTTTGAGAACAACACCACTGGGAATTTCAACACTGGGTTCGGTACGCGAGTTGGACAAGACAACACGGGAAGCAACAACACGGCGATGGGATACCACGCTATGTTGGATTCTACGGGGAGTGGGAATACCGCAATAGGCGTGTTAGCACTTAGAGTTTCTTCTGGAGCTGATAACGTCGCTGTGGGTTACAACGCGGCATACAACACCACGTCCGGAACTCGCTTAGTCGCGGTCGGCAGAAGCGCGTTGTACGCAAATACCACGGGAAGTTACTCGGTTGCCATAGGTCAATCGGCACTGACTAACGCTACAACAGGGTCAAACGTCGCTATTGGCGACTCTGTTATGGCTTCTACCACTACTGGTAACTCAAACGTTGCTATCGGCACCTTTAACGGCTCAACTTTACCCCCTCTGTATTACAACACCACGGGCTACCAAAACGTTGCTATTGGTACAGGCGCTCTTAGATCAAATACTACCGCAAACAACTCCGTTGCGATTGGTTTTCTGGCACTTACTGACAGCACAACTGCGAGCGTTAACGTCGCAGTTGGGTCTAACGCGGGTTCGAATACTACCACTGGTCAAAACAACACCTATATTGGGTACGGCGCGGGTAGAACAGGCACCACTAACGGTAATAACACTGCTCTGGGCTATGCTGCTCTGGGTTACAACGCTTCGTTTACGGGCACTGGTAACATGGGTATCGGTGTTCAATCCGGCTATAACTTAACCACCGGTGTGGATAACGCATTTGTAGGCGCGGTAAACTCGGGCTTCCAAATGACTACGGGCAGCAAGAACGTAATCCTTGGTAGCCATAACGGTAACTCCGACGGCCTCGACATCCGTACTTCTAACTCGCAAGTCGTAATTTCTGACGGCGATGGGTATGTACAGGCGCACTTTAACAGCGGAAAACTAAAAAGAGTCCGCTTCCAAGTGAACTCCGACTACTCCAACACCTACGATTATGTGGCGGCGGGGGCGTTTGGTACGACGTATGCCGACCTAATTCCAACGGGAAACTTGGTGGCAGGCGCTATCTATCTCGTAACAATTAACTGTAACTACGGTGTTAACCCTTACTACCAAGATGTCGCGTTTATATTCAAATGCGTAAATACAAACGGCGTGGGGGCAGGCAGCCCTATTGAGTTTATGGCTTCTCACCACGTTAACCGTCCTGCGGGGCTTTGGAATATTCGTGTAAGCACTGCTAGCTCCAGCACAAACGGTTTGCAAGGTCTAGCCAGTAGCGGTCCCGGAACAGACGCTGCCGCGTCAATCACTGTATACGCGCAACGTATTTCGTAGGAGTAAAAAATGACACCTGAAGAATATTGGATCAAATATCCGCCAAGACCCGTCACACCTGCTTACTATGACCAGATGACGTTTGGCTTTGATATTGAGCAGATGCACACAAAGACCGTCAACGGTACACCTAATGTAGTTTACAAAGTAAATTATTATGTTTGGGGCGATTACCAAGGTGAGCAGGGGCGTGTCGCTCAGGAACTAATGTTTCCACAAGAGGTTTTAGACCAGCAGGTTTCGTTTATCCCTTACGACGATCTGACCCAAGAAACCGTTATTGGGTGGATTGAAGACAACACGTCGTATATTCACACTCAATATACAATTGCTAATCAACTTGATGTACCGAGCGACGATACACCGCCGCTCCCTTGGTAACTCAGTCTAATATAGGAGAAAGACCATGACTGACGAAATCGAAGCACGAAGCGCAGAACAACGCGCACAAGACTACACGGCCATGGGGCACAGTGTAGATTTAATCAACGACGTAATTGCAGGCAACCAAATGGCTGACGAAGAAGCCGCGGACCGCCAAGATTGCGTTGATCGCAATGTTGCTCACCTTGAACTTATGGTCGCTAAGACCGATTGGGACGGTGAAGACATGACCGCAGCAAACGCTGCAATTACAGCAGGACAAGGGTATACCGCGTCTTAATTTAACCTAAAGGAGACTTGTGATGGGAAAAGACAAAAAGACCCCAATCACCGTCAACGACACTGAATATTTTGTCGAAGACATGACTGATGAGCAGCGGGCGCTGCTAAACCACGTGCAAGACTTGGACCGTAAATTGTCCAATGCGCAATTTAATATGGACCAGCTTGCCATTGGCAGAGAAGCGTTTGTGAATCGACTTGCCGCTTCTTTGGAGGCACCTGAAGTCGAAGAGTGAGGTATGAATGCCCTTTACCAAGTTGCAATTCAGACCCGGTGTAAACCGAGAGACTACTTCGTATAGTAACGAGGGCGGTTGGTTCGACTGCGACAAGGTAAGGTTTCGCTTCGGCTTTCCCGAAAAAATAGGTGGCTGGGAGGCGACTTCCGCCACCTACTTCTTAGGCACGTGCCGTGCTTTGCATCCGTGGGTCGCGCTCGACGGCTCACGGTACTTGGGCGTTGGTACGCACCTCAAGTATTACATCAACGAAGGTGGTGGCTACTCTGACATCACCCCGATCCGCGAGACAACTGCGGCAGGTGCAGTTACATTTTCCGCGTCTGCAAACACGTTGGCTGCGGATGTCGATATTTCGGACACTACTGTTACGCTGACAAGCGGTACGGGATTCCCGGATACC